AGGCCGTGGCGCTCACGATGCTGCGGCAGAACTGCGAGCGCGAGATGCTCTTCTGGCACGATTGCGTGAAGCCCGTGGTGGCGACGCTGAAGTGAACAGCCTGCTGGATCGCCGAGGTCCGCGTCGTCCGCGCCGGACGCAGCAGCCTCCGCTGCGCGTCGAGCGCGCGACGTGCCAGCGCTGCGGCCGGCGCGGCTTCAACCTCTCGGGCCAGCGCCACTGTGGTGCGCGCGGCTGGGCGCGCTACGGTTACCACGTGCACCACGACGACGGCTGGCATCCGGTGCAGCGAGGACCGAAGCGATGACGATGCACGAGAAGCTCCGCTGGTATCGCGGCAAGAGCGCGTTCGGGCACCACGAGCTGCTCCTGCTGCACGAGGCCGTGAAGCCGCCGACCTCGGTGGCTGCGATCCGTCTCGTGTCCAACGCCTACGGCATGAGGCTCTGGTGCTGCTTGACGGGCAGCGAGCGCGCCTGTCACCACGAAGCCCTCGACGCCGCGCTCTACTGCATCGAGCAGCGACTCGGCATCACGGAGAAGTGCTGATGAACCTCGCCGACGCCGAGCGCGAGATGGCGGCCTTCGACGCGCACACACGCGCCCGGATGCGCGAGGCCGCCGGGGACTTCAAGGCGGCCATCCAGCGCTCGCTGCGCAGCCCGCGCCGCACAATCACCGGCCGCGTGCTGCGCTTCGCCTGGAAGCACGAGGGCCGCATCGAGGTCTGCTCGTGCAACGCCAACAACACGCTGCGCGGCGAGCCGGGCAGCGTGAACCTCTCGGAGCGCGAGCTGCGCGAGCGACTCGGCCCGAACCTCGTCGTGCGCCTCGTGCGCAGCCGCTACGGCGTGCGCTGCCTCGAGCACGCCCTGCTGGTCGGCACGCGGCGCCGGGAGCCGGCAACCTTCGTGCGCGTGCGCAGCCTGGCTAGCTGGCTCGACGTGAACCCCGGCCCCATCACGCCCGACAACCTCGGCGCCGACCTGCCTTGGCGCGCATGGCCGTGACCACAGCCCTGCTGCTCCTGATCCTGCAGCTCCCCAGCAGCCACAAGCCCCTGCCTTGGCCCTACGCTGTCCAGCTTTGAACCTGGACAACGTGGCATCTCACCTTTCTTCGTTGGCACGGGGAATGCCCTCTTGAAACCCCCGGGGGGCTCGTTCCTACGATCAGCGACCTCGGGAGCGACGGAGGGGCCCCTGCCCGGGCGTAGCCGCCCTCCTCCCCCGCCAATGTTCCACGTGAAACATCCACGCGACCTGTGGGGCCCCTGACGTGTCTAGGGGGGTCGATCCCACCAGCGGTCACACGCGCTGCACCTCCATCCGGGGTCGGGGCCAGGGCGGGCGGGCGTGGGCGGGCGCGTGCGCGCGTGCGGCGCGCGTTCCGCGCTCCGGCGGCGCCGGCGGCCACCAGCTCGTCGTCCGGGAGGCCCGTGCGGAGGGTTCACCCCGCCACGCGTGCGGCCCGCTGCCGCGATTGCCGGCGTGCGTCCGGGCCGGGGCCGGGAGCCCGTAGCAGCGTGCCGTGGGGCGCAGCCGGGGCTGGCCGGCCAGCTCGCGCGAGCCGGGCCGCCGCGACGAGCTGCGCGCCAAGGGGCGGCGGCGCGAGCTGTCATGGCGCACCAGCTCGCCCTGGTGGTTTCCCGGGAAGATCCCGGGACCAGCTCAAGGCCAGCTCGTGGGCGGCCGATGTAGACTCCCGACAGCGCGGCCCGCGTGTCCGGCTTGCGCGGCCCGATGGGCGGGCCGGCAGTTGGACACGGGCCGCGCGGGGGTTCTCTGGTGAGCAACGCGACGCATCTGATCAGGGTGGACATCGGAGCCGGCGAGGGCGCGAGGGATCGCGCGGCCGGCGTGTTGATCGAGCAAGCCGTGGCGCAGTTGAGCGAGAGCGCGCGGGCCGAGTTTGAGCGCGTGCTGCGCGACTGCGACAGCGGCGGCGGGATGCCGGTGGCGTTCGTCGTCGTCGCGCGCGTGCCGGACGACAAGAGCGCGACGCGATTCCTCGCCGCCATGCAAGCGGCGGCGCGCCTCGTCGTGCGGGCGCTCGAAGCGCATCACGAAGCGGGCGGTGGCGCATGACGACGACGAGCAAGCGGCGCGACCGGAGGCAGGCAGCGCGGGCGCTGCGCGTGGTCAAGCTTGAGCGGGCGCTCGCGCATCTCGTCGCAACGCGTGGGCAGCCGGGCGGGCTGCGCGCGTGGGCAGCGGCGCTCGACCTGTTGACGGCGACCGAGAGCGGCCGGCGCGCGTTCGTCCACGCGGCGCAGCGCGCGGCGCGGAAGGGCGGCGCAGCATGAGCGGCAAGCATCGAGAGCGAACGGACTACGGCAACGTGGCCGAGGTCTGCCGCCGCGCAGCGTCGCGCGTGCTGAGGCGCGATCCGCACGCGGCCGAAGATGCCGCGCAAGAGGCGGTGATGAAGCTGTGGCGCTGCGACCGGAGCCGCAAGCGCTGCCGGGGGCTGAGTGTTCCCGTCGCGCAGCGCTACGGGTTCGCGGTGACGTGCGCGCGGCGCGCAGCATTTGACGAGGCGCGGCGGCGCAGCACGGCGTGGGCTCCCGGGGCGCTGACCGAGGAGCCGCTCGCACCGGAGGAGCCGGGCGAAGCGGAGCGCTGCGAGGAAGCGAGCGCGGCGCAAGCCGAGGCGCGCCGTCGCCTCGACGTGGCGCTGCGCGCGTTGACGCGCAGCGAGCGCGGAGTCATCCGGCTGCGCTTCGTGGCGCGCGTGAGCGACGCGTGGATCGCCCGTCACTACGGCATCAGCGAGGGAGCGGCGCGCGTGCGCGTGTGCCGCGCCGTCGCGAAGATGCGCGCGGCAGATCGGAGCGGCGCATGAGCAAGCGCGACGTGGCGCGATTGGAGAAGCTCCGCGAGCGGCTCGCCTTCCTCGAAGGGCTCACGGTCAGCGAGCGCAACGGGTGGGCTCACGACTGCGCCGGTTGGCAGCGCTGGGAGCAAGGGCGCAGCGAGGCGGCAGCGGCGCTCGCGGAGCTTGACGGGCTCCTGAGCGGCCCGGCGGAAGGCGGCGCAGCATGACGCCCATCGAGCAAGAGCTGAGGCAGGCGCTGCGCGAGGCGGCCGGCAAGCTCGACCGGGCGGCCGGCGCGCTGCGCGAGATAGGCGGCTATCGCGGGCTGGCGTCGTTGCTGGATAGGTGCGCCTCGCGGGCGCTGCAAGCGCTGGAAGATGACGCGCGCAGCGGCGCGGGAGCGCGCGAGTGGTGAGCGGCCGGAAGATCGGGGCGGCCCGGCCCGTGGCGGGCTTGGCCGCCCCCTTCTCCCGCCCGCTTGGCCGCGCACGGTGCGCGGCAGGCGACGGCGGCAGGGAGGCGAGCATGGTGAGGCGACAACACTGGGACAGCGAGCCGGCCGGCGACGACGACAGGAGCGGGTTCGCGGACCCGGGCGGGCGCAGCGCGCTGCGCGCAGCTCGCAAGGGCAACCCGCGCAACCTGCCCTGCCCAACATGCAAGGAGCCCAACAGGCTCACGCCGGCCGACCGGGCGCGCGGCTATCAGTGCGACGCGTGCGCCGACCGCGACGAGGGGGGCGGGTTCTGATGCCACAGCTCAGGGACGGCCGAAACCACGTCCGCGCCCGGGAGGTCGCGCTCGTGATCTTCTGGCTGGCGCTGGCCGTGGCGCTCGTGCTCCACGGTTGCTCGAGCTCGAGCTAGGCCAGGCGCCAGGACACGCGGGCCCGGCCGGCAGCTCGCCAGCCGGGCCCGCGGTCGTTCAAGGGCGCGGCGGCGGAGCGCCAGGCACACACAGGCTGCAGGCGTGCCACGGCCCACACACGCGACCGTCGCGGCCGGTGCGCGCGGTCGCCCCGCACACGCAGACCGCATATCCACCCGGCGTGCCGGCCGGATGAAGCACGGCGTGGGAATGGACGCTCGCCAGCTTGCTGCGCACCGAGGCCGCCGCGCGCTGGTCGGGATCGAGGCGGCTCATGCGCCGCCCTTCCCGCCGGCCACCGCCCGGGCGGCGTTCTCTCGAACCTTGCGCGCCGTCTCGGGATTGTCGCAGCCCCAGCCGTAGCTGAGGACATCCCGCAGCGCCTGCTCCAGCTCCGCGCAGCGGGCCAGCGCGGCGTCGCGCTCCGACAGCAGCGAGGCGTGGCTGCCGTGCCCGTCGCAGGCGAACAGCGCAGGGCCGCTGCCGTCATGCTCCGCAACCAGCCGACAGCCGCAGTCCGCAGCGCCTTCGCGCTCGCTGTCCTGCAACCAGATCCACGGCCTCGCCGTCGCCTTGTCCGTGCCGCTCAAGCCGCACCGCCCTTCGTCAGCACCGACTCGATCAGATCGACCAGCCCGGCGCAGTCCTTCCAGTGCAGGTCCAGCTCGCCCTTCGCGGCGAAGCGCAGCGAGTTCTGGCAGCGGCGCAGCATGTCGCGCAGCTCGTCGTCGCTGGCCGGCGCCTCGGGCGCGCCCTCGATCCCGGCGCGCGTGTCCCAGCCGCCCACGCTGCGCTTGTCGAGGAAGCAACCAGCCGGCGCGGGCCCGTTGAACCCGTAGCCGCCCCACGTCAGCACGCACCAGTCGGGCCCGCTCAGGTCAACGAGGAACATGCCCGCGTCGCCGTGCGACTCGATGCGCAGCGCCTCGCCCATCGAGCGAGGACCGTTCCACGCGCCCAGCGACAGGTTGCCGTCGAGCCGCCCGTGCGCGATGCCGAGGAAGCGCGAGAACGTGTAGCCGACGTCCTTGTCACGCCCGCGCATCCGCTCGCGCAGCTCACCGAGGAGCGAACCCATGTCGCTCCCCGACCAGTGCAGATACGCGACGGGAGAGAGTTCGAGGTTCTTGCCTTCCTCGCCGTTGTGAAAGACCACCAAAGCACGATCGCCCATGATGAAGCACCCCGGCGCGCGCCGGCCGTCGCTCGCAGGACCCACTCCCGCGCAGCGCGGCACGCTCTCGCGCGCCGCTCAAGGTGTACCACGTTTCCCGGGAAACGGAATCGCGGCCCCGGCCCGGCTGATGATGGGCGCGCCGGCGACCGGGGGCGCGCGGTCGATCTCGGGAGAGACAGGGGGCACGCGCCGCGCACGGTCAGACGCCACCAGCCGGGCCAGGACCGCGAGGGGGCAGCGTAGCAGCCCCGTTGCCGGGATCAACACTCGCGGCCTTCCTGCGCGCGTTCCACGCGTCCACACGCGCGTACCAAGGGCCTTCCTTCGCCCGCCGCCGCCGCTCCCAGCCGCGCCCATGCTCGACGCGCGGACGCGCGAGCTCGGGCAGGCCCATCAGCCAGAACGCCGGGATCAGGTAGCGGTGCTGCCGCTTGCGGTTGTAGGGGTTCGGCCAGCGCGCCGCCGGAATCCAGCCCTTCGCACACCAGGTCTGCACGGTGGTCTGCGTCACTCCGAACACACGCGCGCACTCGCTGGTCGTGACCCAGCGCACGCTGTCCCAGCCTAGGCCGTGCTGGCCGGCGCGGAACCTCGACTCCAGCAGCTCGACGCGCGCGGCCAACTGGAACAGGAGCCGCTGCTCGAGGTCGCTCACACCATCTCGCGATGCGGCAGCGGGATGTCCTGGTCGTGCGGGCGCCACAGGTGCAGGCAATACTCGTGGACGTTCACGCGCTCGGCGCGCGGCGGCGAGAGCTGCATGACCCAGTCGTCGTCCTCGAAGAACAGGCCGCGCACCCACTCCATCTCGAACCAGTTGGGGCAGCGCTTCTTGCCCGACACGCTCACGTGGTCCCAGCCCATGCCGTCGCCCACGACCACGCGCAGCATGATGTTGTGCGGGCTCTCCAGCAGGAACGCGCCGTGGCGCGTGGTGCGGTGTCGCGTGCCCATCGGGCCCACGACGACGCGGCCGTTCTCGACAAGGTCGCTGTAGACGGGTCGCAACATCAGGCCACCTTTGCGAGCTGGTGCGCGATCAGCGCGTGCGCCGCAGCGTCGTAGTTCTTGTCGGTGGGCTTGAGCGCGTCGCTGCTGTCGAGGAAGTGCTGCAGGAAGTCGGCGCGGTCCACGGCCATCGCCGGCAACACGTCGAGCGAACGCGCGTAGCAGCACGCATTCCAGAGAGACGTGCCGTTGTAGAGCGAGTCAGCCTCCTTCGTCTCGCCGCTCTCCGGGTCCCAGTCCTTGACCCAGCTCCACGTCAGCGGCTGGCGCATCGCGTCCATGCCCTTCATGCCGGCCTTGTACAGCTCCAGCACGCGCGCGTCGGTCCAGCCGCGCCGGATCAGCAGCTCGAAGAAGTTGCACAGCTCGGCGTGCTGCCAACTGCACACCGGCAGGAAGCCGTGGTCCTTGCCGGCCTCGGCGTTCAGCGTGAGCCAGTCGGGCCCGTGCTTGTCCCAGATGACCTGCACGAGCTGGCTGATGGCGTTGCGCAGCTCGGGGCCGTCGAGCTTGGTGCCGAGACACTCGGCCAGGTTGCGGCCGTCCCACGCATACCAGCGCTGGTTGTCGCTCTTGCCGCTGTACAGCGAGGGCTCCGCGATCACGCGGGCCATCGCGCACTGGGCGAGGAACAGGTCGCTGGGCCAGCCGAAGCGGCGCCACGCCATCAGGTGCCGCAGCGGCCGGTAGTCGTGCATCGGGTCCCACTGGAACGCGGGGATCGAGGTCGCGCACGGCGGCAGGCCGCCGCCCATGCAGACCTGCGTGATGAGCGGGAAGTTGATCGGGCGCGCCAGCGAGGTCTTGGCGTTGGCGAGCAACGCCGGGCCGACGTGGGCCCAGCCGTCGAGGCACTCGGCCACGATGGCGTGAACGGAGCCGGGCGAGGCGTGCTGCTCGGTGCTGCCTCCCGCGTCGTGCCAGGGCTTGAGCGGGCCCAGCAGCCGCGCTCCGAGGAAGTGGTCATCGAGCGCCTTGAGATGCGCGTCCCACGGCGGCGCGCTCGACCGGAACAGGATCTCGCCCGCGCCCGTCTGGTCGTCGTAGTTGAAGGTCTCGAACGCGCCCGCCACGGTGATCTTGGTCATGCTGCCGGCCCCGGTGTTGGTGGATTGCGGAGGGACAGGCGGCCCTCGCGTGCCAGTTGAACCAGCGCCTCAACATCGAAGTGCGGCCCGTACACGCGCTCGCCGCGATAGGTGAAGTGCTCGCGCACGCGATGCTCGGCCGAGGTCAACACCAGCTTGAGCGCCGTCTGCACGATCTCGCTGGGGACCATGTGCCGCGAGAGCCGCCACTTCCGCGTGGCCTGCATCTGCATCTCTCCGGTGACCACGCAGCGCTCGACGTAGCGGCCCACCATCACCGGCAGGCCGTCGTGGTCGTCCTCGATTTCGAGGCTGTAGTCGAGGTAGCGGACGCGCAGCAGAGTCTCGCGCATCTCGTCGATGGTCATGCCCACGGGCGCTCCTTGGAAATGGTGTCGGGCCGGGAGTCGAACCCAGCGGCACATCCGCCTTTAGCGGCGGCGACCCCCACCCGTCCGGGACCGGGGCCGACATCAGGGGATCAGTTGCAGGAACCCCACGGCAGCGGGACGTACTCGTGCGCCAGCACGTCGGCGTCAGCCTTGCACGCGGCCACCGCCTGGCCCAGCGTGTTGCCGTGGCCGGTGCTCGGGATGTCAGTCGGCACGATCACATCTCCGTTGGCCGTGTGGTGCGTGACGCCGTAGCAGCCGTGCGTGCCGGCCGTGGCCGACTGGTTGCCGCCCGGCAAGCCGTCGAGCACGGAAGGCGCGCCGGACACGATCACCACGCCGGCCAGCGAGACAGCGACCTCGTCGCCCAGCATGAACAGGTCGCACGGCACGCCGGCCACGGCCAGCGTGGCGTGCTCGAGCAACTGGCCGTTGACCTCGACGGCCTTCCCGTCCACCAGGACGGGCGCGAAGGTTACCTCGACCTTCGCCTTGCGCGGCAGGACTCCGTCGTCGTCATGGCCCGTGCCGAGAGACTGCGCCATGCCCGCGCAGCAGAGCAAGAGCAACGCTCCGAGAACCTTGAACATGGAAACCTCCTCTGCCGGCTCAGGGTGCCGGCGACCCGATGTTGATGAGGCGCATCTCGCCGCACTCGATGGTGCCCGGCGGGCACAGCGGGTCGATGGTGACCTTGATCGGCACGCCGAACAGGAACAGCGTCTCGACGCGCTTGTCGAAGGCCGCGAGCGCGTCGGCCAGGCGCGCCTCGTTGGGCAGGCGCACCGTTGGCGGCAGGCTGTAGAACGTCACTGGTGCTCGTCCCTGCTGCTGCAGATCCTCTCGACCCAGTGCCACGCCGCATCGACTCCCAGCACGACGCCGACGAGGATCAGCACGCACCCCAGCAGCGCGCCGCACACCCTGAGCAGCTCAAGCATCGGGCGCCTCCTTCGCGCGATCACCAAGAACATCGCGCACGTACGTGTCGAGATACAACCCGAGGACCTCGCACACCACCTGGTCGCGTCCGCGCACGGTGCTGCGCTCGCGGCCCGCGCGTGCGACACGCGACAGCTTCTTCATCAGCGCGGCCGGCAGCATGAACTCCGCGCGCACCAGCTCGCGGCCAGCGATCCCGTCGTAGTCACGCACCCGCGGCATGGTCGCTCCCGTCTGCCTTGCGAGGCCAGCGCACGCCGTCGCAGTCGGGCGCCATCACCACGGCCATCTGGCAGCACCAGTCGGGCGCGCGGGGGTTCCGCTTGTTGGGTCGCATGTCGTGCATCGGGCCTCCACACTTCGGGCACCACGGATCATCGTCTGGGCGGGGGCCGCGAGGGAAGCGGTTGTCGGGCCCGCGCTCCTTCTTGATGTTGTGGATGGTCGCGCCCTGCTCGGCCTGGATGGCCGCGCGCTCCTGCTCGAACTCCTCCAGCTTCTGCAGGTCGACCTCGACGCCCTGCCCCGCCACGTGGTCGGCGGCCTTCTGCGCCGTCGTGCGCCGGGCGCCGGGCTTGCGCTCGGCGGGCGGCTTGACCGGCTGCGCCGGCGCCGCGCGCTCGGCCTCGATGACGCCCTCGCCGTTCGAGACGCGCATCACGGGCCGAAGCGGCTGCCGCCCGCCCGGCGCGCCTCCGACCACGCGCTCGGTGTTCGGCTCCACCGCGGTCGGCGGGCCAGCGGCCGGGCCGGAGGATTGAGCGGCACGTGTCCCGCCCCCGCCGTTGCCGCGCGGGGCCTCCGACCCGACCTTCGTTGTTTCGATGAACTCGCCCGTCTCGTGGTTCACGGCCACGGGCTGGGCCTTCGGGATCGAGAGGACCTCGCTCTCGTCGGACCAGCCGAGGCCGCAGTAGGACAGCGTCACGCGGCGCTTGGCCTTGGTCTCGCACTTCATCATCGCGTTGGCCAGCGCCTCGCCGGTCAGCTTGCCAATGTCGATGGCCGCGATGGACTCATCGAAACGGCCGTCGGGGCCCGTGGCGCGGGCAACGATCGACAGCAGCCCGGTCTCTGGGGAGAACTCCCGGCTCACGATGGCCAGCGAGAGGCTGCGCTGCGCACGGAGCTGGTCGCTGCACGTGCGGTTCGCGTAGAGCCGCAGCTTGCCGTTCAGCACGATGTAGTCGAAGGGCTTGGTGAGCGGGTTGAGCTTGAGGGACTCGCACACGCGCCGGTAGTAGGTGAGGCGCATCGGCCCGGTCAGCTTGGACAGGTCGCCCTCGACCAGAACCTGCTCCATCGTGGCGATGGGCAGCGGGTCGGCCTTGGCAACAGCTTCGGTCTCGGTCATGTCTTTTTCTCCAGCAGTTCTCTGAGGCGGATGATTTCGACGGCCAGCTTGTCGCGGCCTTGGAAACAGGGATCGCAACCGCAGCCGACGTGGCGCGGCGCTGGTATCTCGTCTCCATCGCCGCGCGGCGCTGGCACGTACGGCGAGCGCGGGTCGTACCAGCACAGGTGGGCGCGGACCTCGTCGTAGGTCACTCGCCGCCCCCGGGGGGCTTGCGGCCCCACGTGTTCGGCGGCAGCTCTTCCTTGAGGACTCGCTGGATCAGCAGCAGGACCTCGGTGTGAATGTCGTCCTTGCGCAGCATCTTCTTGGCGATCAGGGCGCCGGTGATCTTGCCGGCCAACGTGCGGATCGGGGATTGCGTCACTCGCTGCCTCCCGGGGGCTTGCGACCCCACTCCCGCTCGCACGCGTTGCGGAAGCCGCAGCCCTTGCACCACCAGCCGTACCGCGGCGCGCCGATGCCGGCCTTGAAGATCGCGTCCTTGCGGTCCTTCTTGATCTGCAGCAGCTTGAGGAAGCCGTCGCGCGCGGGGTCGGTCAGCGCGACCGGCAGGACCTGGACTTCCTTCTTCTTCAGCCAGCGCCCCGAGCCGCTCGCGTAGCGCGCGATGTGGAACTCGAAGCCGTCGAGCTGGATGCCCTGCGCGCGCAGCCCGAGGTCGTAGGCCAGCGGGTCGAGCGCGGCGGCCACGTCGTCCTCCGACCAGCCGCCGGACTTGCCGGTGGCCTTGTTGTCGATGGTCACCAGGCCGCCGTTGGCGGGCGTCTGGAGGCCGGTCTCCGCGAGCACGTCCACGAAGCCGAGGAAGCTCCAGTCCTGGCCCTCGAAGGCGACCTCGACCTTCTTCTGCACGGCCACCGGCTGGATGTGCTGCATGACGTTGGCGTGGAACACTTCGGCGGCCTGCGCGATGTGGTCGACCGCGCTGTCCTCATCGATGCCGTCCCAGCGCGTCTCCTCGTCGCGGTTGCGAGCGCGGAAGTCGTTGACCACCAGCTCGACCACGTCGCCGGCCGGCAGGTTCTCGTGCGACTTGATCTTCTGCTGGTAGTCCACCGTGGCGCCGGTGTCGATCGCGGAGCCGGCGTGCAGGGCCCAGCTCGGCATCTCGTTGTTGCCCAGCACGTAGTGCTGGAAGAAGCTGTACTCGCAGCGGTCCAGCGACCCGATCTGCGACTTGGAAAGATGGTTGGTGTCGTTCATGGGCGTCCTAGACAGGTTGGGCAGCGATGGTCTGGCGCGATCATTCCCCGGCCATCGCACGTGGGGCACGCATCGTTGGACTCTTCGGCGCAGTCGCGGCACAGACCGTCGTAGGACAGGTCCTTCTTGCTGGTCGGCTCGTCGCAGTTCTCGCAGTTGCTCCAGTCCCCGAGGTCGGTGCAGCTCTCGCACTCGGTCCCCGGGTCGGCTTGGTCCTCGTCAATCTCGAACGTCCCGCCGCAGCGCGGGCACGTGAGGATGACGGTGCGGACGGGCGCGCTGTCGTTGTCGGTCACGGGCGCTCCTCCAGCTCGCGGCAGCGCAGCAGCGCCGTGGCCGCCGAGAAGATGGTGTTGCGCTCTTCAGCCGCACGCTTCTCCTCGGGCGTGGTCTTGTCGCTGATGTACTCGTGCACGCTGCTGCACGCGCGCTCCGCTTCGTGCAGGGAGATGACGCCCTCCTCGGCCAGCGCCGCGAACCTGTCGGCGATGCTGCGCGCCTGCCTCTCGTGTTTCGCGGTCACTTCTCGCCTCTCTTTCTCGGTGGTTGACTCGGGCCGATCAGAACCCAGCGCGGCATCCCCACGGCCTCCATGCTCGGGCGCAGTCGCTCGAGGTCGCCGCCGTGCAGGGCCATGATGAGGTCGAGCTTGGAGACGAACACGCCGCGGTGGCCCAGCCGGATCGTGGGCACGCCGATGCGCTTGCAGAACGCCGAGGCCTCGGTGGGGCTCGTGCCGAACGCGGCGCCCAGCTCGCGCCGGTCGAGCAGCATGGCGCGGATGTCCCCGGCCGTGATCGCCGCCAGCGCGACGGAGATGGTCTCGGGCGTGAGGTCCTTCAGCAACCGCCGGTAGAACTCGGCCGGGCCGCGGGCGGGCTGCTTGTCGCTGGGCATTCCGCGGAGGGTAGCGGCGCCCGTTCCCGGGTCAACAGTTTTCCCGGAATGATCCCGGAAAGGCTACTTCGGGCGCTTCCCGGCGTGCCGGGCGGCAGCTTCCTGCTTGCGGACCTGCTTGATCCCGCCGGCATTGGCCGCGGTGCAGACCGCATAGGGGTTCTTGGCGCCCTTGACTTCCTTCACGCAGCGCTTGAATGCAGCGGGCATGGACTACTCCTTGCTGACCGTTCCGGCCGAGGCCGGCGGCGGGATGATTCCGAACGTGGCCAGGTGGCCGAGGCCGTGCAGCGACTCGATCACACCGCTCTGCGGGTCAGCAACGACCGAGCCGACCTTGCGGCCGTTCTTGCTGCCCAGCGAGAGCGCCGTGCTGCCCGTCATCAGCAGCAGCGGGATCTTCGCCCACAGCGGCAGGAAGTCGAGCAGCCCGCTGTCCTTGACGGCGCTGGCCGTATCGGACGAGACGCCGGGCACGAGCGCCGTGCCGCCGTCGGGAGTGTTCACGACCACGCACGAGCAGACGAGGCCGATCAGCGCGAAGCCGATCATCCCCACCACGCAGAGCAGCAGGAACTTGAGAGAGCCATTCTTGCTCACGATTGCTTACCTCCATTGACACGGGGCAGCTCGGGAACGTTCAGCGTCGGGTTGGAGCCCTTGAGCTCGGCCAGGAACAGCCGCATGTCGGCGCGCGAGACGAGGTCGGAACGTTCGAGCAGGATCAGGCGCGCGAGCACGCCCTCGACGGTGCCGCGCAGCCCGTCCAGCGCGATGGCCTGCGCGGAGAGCAGCTCCAGCGCGCGCTTCATGTCTCGCTGCGTGATGGTCAGGAACCTCGTGAGGCTGATGGCACCGCCGACGAGCAGCGTGAGAGTCCCGAGCTGGACCCACGATCCCATGCCGATCCTCGTCACCTCATCCATCAGCGCGCTCCAGCGGTCTCGCGGGACATGATCTTCGACCATTCAGCACGGATTTTCAGCGCCGCCGGCTTGTCCTGAGCGGCCAGTGCCTTGAACCGCGACTTGAACTCCGCGGCGCTGTCCCCGAACAGCAGGCCCAAGGAATCGCGGCGCTCGCCGGCATCGGGCTGCTCGGCGTCCCTCCAGGCGAAGTAGCCGCGGACGCGCTCACTCAGCGACGCACCCGCGAGGTCCTTCACTTCCCGCGACAGGTGCGACATGCGCTCCAGCCGGCCGATCTCGTGCGGGCTGGTCTGCTTGAGGAAGGGGTTGTCGGCCAGCAGTTGAGCCTGCTGTCGGATGAGGAACGAGCGCTGCTCCGCGGGCAGGCCCGGCGTCCCGAGCTGCACGGCGTTGTCGCGGTAGCGGCGCGAGATGTCGTCACGCTCACCCTCGCGCGAGGCGCGGGCCTGCTCGCGGCGGTAGGGGTCGTACACGTCCTTGCGCGAGCCTGGCAGCGCCTCCTGCGAAGCGAACTCGGGCGCGGTCATGTGGGTCACGTAGCCGGGCTTGTCGGCGTAGCTGACCTGGCGCCGGCCCTCGGAATCCTCGGGGGCGTTGAGGAACTCCATCGCGCGTGCCCACTGAGCCGGGCGCACCGAGGACTTGAGCTTGCGCGAGGCGTCGTCCCACGCGATGCCGGCGCGGGCCCACAGGTCGTCCGTGGTCCAGTCGTCCGGCAGCGGGTTGCTCGGGTCGAGGCCCAGCGCGGAGTACCCGACCTGGCCCAGCAGGATCGCCTGCGACGCGGCCGGGATGTAGGGGAAGCCCATCGTGCCCGGCGCCGGGAACGGCACCATCAGGTCGGCCGCGAAGCGCTTGGCCTTGTCGCCGAAGCTGTTGCCCTCCGCGTCCCACGTCTCGTCGTGCAGCACGTCGCCGGCCCGGATGCCGATGGCCGAGGCGAGGTCGCGGTGGAACACGTGGCCGGCCGCGCTCACCGTGAGGCCCATGGCCAGCCAGCGCGCGAGCCGCGCCGGGTCCTTCTCGTTCGTGGCCGCGTCCACAAAGGACATGGCCGCGCGCAGCGGGTACTGGTTGAGCTGGAAGAACAGGCGGCCGAAGCTGTTGTTGAAGGCGCGTGGCGTGAAGGCGACACCGTGCAGGAACTGGGTCTTGGCCACGGTCGCGCGGCCGTGCAGCAGCGCGCGCTGCTCCAGCTCGGCGTCGATCTGCGCCTTGTCGAGCTGGCGCGTCTGGTGCAGCTTGCTGCCGTCGAGCATGTCGAGCAGTTGCGCGCCGCCGGGCAGCTCGGAGCCGTCCGCGCGGTAGAGCTTGCCGCGCGCCTGCGTGATGAGCTCGCTGGCCGGGATGCCCTGCGACCCGTACAGGTGGCTGATGAAGTCCTGGCTGTAGCGCTTCGCCCGCTCGTAGCCGGCGATGCCGGCGCTGCCGCGCAGGAAGCGCTCGGTCGCCTCCCAGCCGGCGAACGAGCCGCGCTCGAAGGTCTGCAGGCCCTTCTGCGCCGCGGTGCCGGCGATGCTGCCGCGCCCTTCGAGGATCGCGCCCTGGTGCTCGATGATGCCGAGCTGGTTGAGCAGGCGCAGGGTCTCGACGTTGCCGCCGCCGGTCATCTGCGCGGTCATGCGCGCCATGGCCTCGGCCGCGGGCTTGAGGCCGACGGTGCTGGCGAGCATGAACGATCCGCCCGCGAGGTTGTTCACCACCGGCTTGATCTGCCCGAGGCCCAGCGTGGTGTTGTAGGCCCACGTGCGCATGACCTTCGTGAGCGTGTTGTCAAGCAGCCAGAAGCCCTGCCTGTCGGCGAGCTTCATGTGGTTCATCCAGTCGACCGCCTCCTCCAGCCGGCCCTGCTGGCCGTAGCTGGCGGCGCCCTCGAGCAAGCCGCCGCGGTGGACCTGCATCCGCCCGATGTTCGCGGCCGTGAGCGGCACCTCGATCGCAGGCGAGCCCTCGCGCGCCTCCTTGATCCAGATGCTGCGGTCGCCGATCTGCACCGGCTTGGCGAGCTTGAAGTGGTAGAAGCCGCCGTCGCGCGGGTCGGAGGCCTTGATGGGCTGGCCGTCGATGTCGGTGATGCGCGGCGCGGCCTTGGCGGCGACCCACGCGTAGAGCCGGTCGCGGTGCTTCTCGGTCTGGCTCGACTGCGCGATGCCGTTCAGCGCGTCGGCCACGGCCTGGCCGTTCTTGTTGTTGACGATGGTGCCATCCACCACGCCGGTCGAGAAGTTGCGGCCGATGCTGCGCAGCAGGCTGGTCTTGTCGCCGTACACGACCTGCGTGAGCGGGCTCTTCTCGTTGAGCAGCTCGTCCAGCGCGATCTTGCGCATCATGCCCGGGAAATACTGCCGGCCCACGGAGACGAGGTCGGGCACGTAGCCCTGCGCGCCCTTGCGCGCCTGCTCGAAGCGCGACCAGACCTTCGCGCTGATCGGGTCGGAGAAGTACCGCGCGAGCTTGCGGTAGGGCATCAGGTTCCCGGAGTCGTCCAGGAACAGGTGCGACGTGTACATGAACTTCGAGATCGAGGCCGAGACGTCGCGCCCGTAGACCTGCTTGTAGCGGGTGCGCACGTGGTCAAACATCTTCTGGTAGACGCTGACGGCCGCGGCCCAGTCGCGGCCAGCGCCGGGGCGCCAGCGGTTGAGCTGCTCGATCTTGTCGGCGCGGAAGCGTGCGGCCTGCTCGGGCGTCCACTCCTCGCCGTCGTTGATGCGGCGCCCGCCGTCGGCCAGGTCGAAGGCCCACAGCTCGGGCGTCGAGAGCTGGTTGCGCTTCAGCCCGAACCAGCTCTTGTTCAGGCCCTCGATGCCGGACTCGCCGAAGTCGGAGACGCGCGAGAGCTTCTCCTCGGCGTTCTTCTGGGCCGCGAGCATCCCGTGGTACTCGCGCTTGCTGCGCACGTCCCACTGGAACGCGGTGTCGAAGAACTCGGCGCTGATGTTCGAGAGCGGGTCGCCCAGCCAGCTCCGCACGCTGGTCATGCCGGTCTTGATGTTGCCGGCGGCGCGGCGCAGCGAGCGCGGCGGCCGCTCGCCGGGGTGAGCCTGCTCCCACGCGTCCAGCTTCTGCCGGCGCGTCTGCTCCATGTTCACGAGCCGCTGGCGCGTGAGCAGTTGGAGCTGGTCGTCCTTGCGGCCACCGAAGATCAGGGCTGGATCGCGGAAGGCCCGCAGGGTCGCGCGCAGCATGGAGTCGCTCTGCGGCGCCACGAGGGCCGGCGCGCCGTGCACCTGGTCGGCCGCGTCGAGCATCCGCGCGTTGACCATCTGCGCCTTGGCCAGAAACTGCGCCTTGCTGAGTTGCGGCGCGAGCGCCTCGTGCGCGTGGTCAAGGTCCGATCCGGACTCCATCGCCAGCGCGAGCTGGATCTCGTCCTCGCGCAGCCCGCCCGCGCGCAGCCGGTCGAGCGCCTCGGGCAGCACCTCGGCCTTGAACTGGCGCGCGAGGTCGGGCCGCTCGCTGGTGATGTTCTTCCACTTCCATGCGTCGGCGGCCTTGCCCTCGTCGCCGCCGTAGGCGCGCGTCTGCGCGCGGCGCTCGCGGCGGCCGCCCATGAACACCATGCCGCGCTCGCCGCGGCGCAACTCCGGGTCGGTGTAGTCCTTCGCGTCCGTGCCCTTGTCGGAAGTCGCCGGCATGACGTAGGTGTCCACGTCCATCCGCCCGCTGCCGGACACCTTGATGACCGTGCTGCGCGGGTTCTTCTTGCCGAAGTGCAGGACGGCCTCGGGCGCGCCGGCGTCCAGCGTCTGCTGGAGCGCGTCGGCCAGGAACTTCGGCTGCACGCGGACCCTCTCGCCGCCGGGCAGCTCGATGGTGGTGCCGACCGGGATGTAGCTGCTCCTGCCGCCAGCGGCCGCATCGCCGATCTTCTGCAGCGAGCGCAGGCGCCCGATCAGCTCGCCCAGCTTGGCGGCCGGCACACGCACGACCTGGCCGCCCTTGAGGTCGCGCTCCGAGCTCTTGATGACCTCGCCAGTCGGCGGGAACTCGCCGTCGAGCTTCTCGACAATCGAGCCGCCCTTGCCGCGGATGTTGTAGACGCCGGGCTTCACCTTGAGGCCGTGCTCGCCCTTCACGATCGTCATGCGCTTGCCGTCGGTGGTGACGAGCGTGTTCTCGTCCTGCACGTAGGTTCCCGTGAAGGCGTAGCGGCCCTCTTCCTTGGAGACGGACGGGCGGGAGATTTCCACCGGGCCCTTCTTCTCCTGCGCGACGACCGGCGTGCTGACGTGGATGTCCTTGACGCCGTCCTCGAGCAGCTTGCTCGCAGCGCGCTGGCGCGTGCCCGCCTTCGGGCCGCTGGCCTGCACGACGCTCTGCAGGAAGTCCGCCCCGAGCTCACCCTGAAGCGGATGACCGCGCATCGAGCCGCCCGGCCCGAGGAGATCGAACAGCGCCTCGTTCTCGTCGTCCGTGAGCTTGCGTCCGAGCGTGGCCTCCATCTGCGCGACGTTGACGCCGTGGCCTTGATCGCGGTCGACGTCCGGCTCCAGCCGCGCCTTGCCAAGCTGCTCGCGCATCGCCGCGCCCGCGGCAGCCTTGGCCTCGGGCAGCATCGGCTTCTTGCCGAACTTCTTGTCGTGCTCCTTCTGCAGATCGCCGGCCAAGCTCGAACCGTACTGCTGGTCGGCGATCTTCTGCTTCTCGATCCGCGCCCGCGACTGCTGCTCGCGGTTCGCGCGCTTGTCGGCCGCCGATCCCGGCTTCGGCGGCGCGCCAGGCTCCCAGTCCTCGGTGGGGACGCCCTCCGGGAACGCGCGCCGGAACTCCGCGATCTTGTCCAGCACGACCCGCTCGGCGGCGCCACGCGCGTCCTCGGCTCTCGTCCTGGCCTGCGAGGTCTTGTTGTTCGGATTGGCCATGAAGGCCGACCGCGCCGCGTCCTCGGCGGTGCGCGCCTGCCGTGCAACCTCGCGCAGAGCCGCGATCTCCTCGCGCCCAGCCGCGGCCAGCGCCGCGGGGTTCTCATCGCCAGCGTAGGGTGAGTCAGGGAGGATCTCGGGAGCAGCCGCCGGCTGCCGCAGCTTCTTGATGTCCTTGTTCTGCGCGGCGAGTCGCTGGTCCTTCCTCGCCTGCAGGATGTCCTCGTCCGACTGCCCCGCCGCGGCCGGCTGCGACACCGGCTTGCCCATGAGCTTCTCGTGCTCGGCGTCGGCCTCGTTGTCGAGCTTGGCCGTGTGCTCGTACACGTCGCGGATGTACTGCTCCACGATCTCCGGGCCCGCGTGCTTCTTCAGGTCGGGGAAGTTCTTGGTGTACTCGTCGAAGATGTGGTTCGCGGCCTCGGCGAGATTCTCGTCGCCGTGCGAGCGGTCGTCGTTGAGCTCGAAGCGCGCGTCCTCCAGGTTCTTCCAGCCGGGCGCCCACTCCTCGATGATCTGGTCGGCCTGCTTCGCGCGCGCGGACTCGTTGGTCTCGCGTCCTTGGGCGCCTGCTGCGGCGATGACCCTCTCTGCGTCCTCGTCCGTGAACTCCTTGCCGGCGCGCAGCGCGGTGCTCTCGGCGTTGCCCACCGCGACCACGTCCGGCTCGGCCCCGGGCTTGTCGGCTTCGCGCTCGGCGTCGGTGATCCGCTCGGCCGTGATCGGGTCCGTGCCCTTGGGCACGGGCGGCCGGCCCTGCGTGAGCTTCCCGGACGCCACGCGCTTCTCGCGCTGCTGCAGCTCCGCGTTCAGCTTGCGCGTGGCCTTGTCGTAGCCGGCCCGCGCCCGCTTCTGCGCTGACGGGTCGCCCACGTCCGCGGCCTTGTCGTACAGGTCGAGCGCCGCGAGCTGGCCCTTGCGCAGCGCGATCTCCTTGCGCGCGAGGGACTTGCTGGTCTTGTCCGACTTGGGATTGTCGAGGATGCCCTGCGCGAAGCGGCTGGCGCCCTCGGCCTCGGTGCGTGCGCGCTTGGGGTCGAGCTGCTGGCGCGGCTCGACGCCCAGCTCGGCGACCTTGGACTGCGGCACCGGCGTCCGCGAGGTCCGGGCCTGCTGCAGCTCGCGCCAGAGGTCCTCGGCGGCCGTGACCGCGGCCGTGTCCACGGGCTGCTGCTTGGCCACGCGGCGGTAGCGCTCGAAGGCCTTGGCCACGTGGTCGGCGTTGACCAGGACGTGGCCAGCGGGCACGCGGCCAGCCTTGGCGCCCTTGGGCGCGGGTGCCTCGGCCGGCTCGCCAGCAGGCGCCTCCGGGCCGCCGACGGGCGGCCGCTCGCGGTAGGGCCCCGGGGGTCCGCTGGTGCCCGGGGGCATCGGGCCGCCCTGGTTCTCCTCGCCCTGCTCGGGGCCCTCGGGCTGGCGCGGCGAGGTCACCATGGGCTGCACGGCGCCCTCGGTCAGCGTGCCCTCGCGCTGGCGGCGGCGCATCTCCTCGACCGGCATGGTGGGCACGCCGGTCCCCGGCAGGCCCTCCTTCTCGGGCAGGAACGGCCCGTGAACGCCCGGAAGGCCGAGGCCGATGGGGCCCGGCTCCTGCGGCGGCCCTGTCTCTCCCGGCTGCGGCCGCGGATAGGGCGGCGCGAACTCGCTGCCGATCCGCGGCCTGCCCATGTTGGCGAGCTGCTGGATGTCCTCCGGCCAGTTGCGAACGTCGTGGCCGTACAGGTGCGTGAGCAGGCCCCAGCCCTTCTCGGTGAGGTCGCCGTCCGGGCCCTGCACCAGCCCGCGGCGGATGCCGGGATCGAGCTTGCCGAAGCCCTCGCGGTCGATGGCCTTCTGCGCGTCCATCTCCCGCTCGGCGCGCTGCTCGTCCGCTGTGCGCATGGACACGTCGACGTTGCGCTGGATCACGCGCTCGCGCTCGACGTGGTAGGCGCCGGGCGCCTGTCCCTCGGGCAGCGCCGGCACCTTGGCGCTGCCGTAGGCGAGCACCTTGATGTGCTCGGGCCAGTCGTGCCAGTCGGAGCCGTAGAGCCGGGACAGGAGCTGGTGGCCCTGCTCGTGCAGACCGCCGGTGCGCGGGTCGATGATGGCGTCGCGCGCCTGCTGGTACGTGAGGCGGCCGAAGTCGCGCCGCTCGCGGCCGATCTTCAGCTTGCGCTGGAGCAACTCCTTCTGCACGGTCTCGACGCCGCTGGGCGCGCCCGGGCCCACGAGGCCGGGCAGTCCCAGCTCGCGGCGCGCGTCGTCGGCGGCCATGTGGTCCTCGGGGCTGGCGTTGGCCGGCGGATTCGTGATGCGCTGGAACTCGGCCTGCTCGGCGGGCACCTGGCTGGCCTGCAGCCGCTTGAGCTCCTTGAGCGCAGCAGCGCGATCGGCGGCCTGCTGGCTCTCCTGCGGGGACACCTTGCGCAGATCCTTGAGCGGCACGCGCTTCACGCCGCCGTCCGGCATGACCACGTCGGCCGCGGGGTTGCGCGCCTGATCCCACGCCAGCGACTTGATCGTCACCACCTGGGTCTGCGGCGGCTCGTGCTGCACGTCCGTGACATCGCCGCCGGGCCCGCGCGTGATCGTGCGCTTGGCGGGCCGCGTGACCAGCTTGGCCTCGGCGTCGATGAGCGAGTGCTCGGTGAGCATCGTCTGCAGCAGCGGCACCTGGCCGACGAGTCGCGCGCGCTGCGCCATGACCTCGTTCAACTGCGCGTGCAGGTCAGGGTCGTCCTTGTACTGCTCGAGCGTCGCGCGCAGCGCCTTCTCGCGGCCGTTGAGCGCGGCGAGCTGCGTGTTGACCTCGTGCAGTTTCTGCCCGGCCTCCGACACGCGCTGGCTGCGGGCCATGTTCGCGTCGGAGATGTCCTTGAGGTCCGGGTTGCTGTGGATCGCAACCACCTTGTCGCGCGACGCGCGCCAGTTGCTCAGGTCCTGCCGCGCCTGCGCGAGCTGCGTGCTGGTCGAGAGGACGTTCTCGCGCTGGCCGCTGCGCTTGGCGTCCTCGTGCGCGGCCTCCGCGTCCTTGACGGCGTTGTAGCGCGCCGTGGCCCCCTGCTCGTAGACGCGCTCTCCGCGCAGCGGCGAGTGAATCGCGCCGACCAGGCCGAAGGTGATCGCGCCCTTGGCCGCGGACTCGGCCGCCTGCTGCGCGTTGCCGCCCTCAAGCGCCGTCTCCGTCGCGCCGAAGGCCGCGCCCGTGCCGGCCGACAGCAGGCCGCGCACGCCGCGCTCGATCAGCGGCGAGGCCGACGAGCCCTCGAACAGCGAGCGCGTGATCGCGTTCGCGCCGACGCCGGTGGCGCCCAGCGCGCCGAAGGTGAGCGCGCCCTTGAGCGCGTTGCCTGCGCGCGACTGGCCGGGCCCGGGCGCCTCCGCGCCGGACACGAGGCCGCCGGCCACGGCCTGCTCGCCGATGCCGGTGAGCGTCGGGCTCGCGCGCAGGATGCGCCCGATCGCCGGCACCGCCTTGCCGGCCCGCCCCGCGATGGCGCCGAGGCCCTTCTCCGCGAAGCCGAGCGGTCCCTCGATCTGGCCGTACAGGTGCAGCGTGTCGGAGAGCGCCTGCCCCACGAGGCCCTCGTCGCCGCGCGCGGTCTGCTCCAGCTCGCGCTGCCCAGCCTTGCCGTGCAGGATGGCCATGGGGCTCACCAGGCCCAGCGTGAGGCCCTTGGCGATGGGGTCGAGCGCCTGCGACTGGACTTCGGCCAGGTACGGCCCGAGCGCTCCCTTCGCGTACAGGCCCTGCTCGAACGCTCGCTGGCCGCCGCCCTCTTCCTGCGACTGCCTGAGCGCCTCGCCGCGCGCCTTGGTCAGCCCGCCGACCCACGGGTAGCGCTTGGCCTTGAGCGCCTGCCACTGGCCTTCCGCCTGCGGGTACTTGTCGAGGAAGTTCAGCTCCATCTGCTGCGCGGCGCCGAACGATGGAGAGACGAGCCCGGGCGTCTTGCGCGCCCCCGCCACCGGGCCGGCGCGGTACAGGTCCAGTCGGCCGGCCTCGATGTCCGGGTTGACGGCGTCCCACGCTGCGACGAGGTGGTCGAGGTCCGTGGGGCCGGGCATCAGTAATCGCCGAAGTTGAGCTGGCTGTCGCTCTTCACATCCTTCGCGGGCGTGTGCTCCTCACCCGGCAGCCGCCCCGGGCCGAGGTCCTGCGGGGCTGGCGTCATCGGCGTCACCGAGCGGCCGATGACGGACTGGATCGCCATGGCCGCCGCCGTCGGCGGATCGATCATCCGCTTGCCGCCCTCGCGGCCGCCCTCGATGCCCTGGTTCCCTTCGCCGAGGTAGTAGGCGTAGGCGTCCATGACCGCGCTGTGCAGTTGCGGGTTGTCGCCGAACACCTGATCGATCGCCGCGTCGGCCACGTGCTTCTGCTCTTCGTGCGTCGGGCCGTCCGCGCCGCCAACCGAGAGCGCCTCGACGTGCTTCCGATATCCGGTGAGCTGCTGCACCATGCCGGAGGCGCGCTTGTTGAAGGCCGCGCGCTGCTGCTGGTCCATCTGGTTCTGCTGGCGCGAGGCGGCCATGCGGTTCGTCACGCCGCGCTGGCGCTGCGTGGCCGCGGCCGCAGCCTCGCGGTCCTTCGCGGCGCGGTCGCTGCGCGCGCCGGCCTCCGCGTTCCGCTGGTAGCTCTGCCGCAGGCCCTCCTGCTTGAGTCCGTAGTTCGCGTCGAACTCGCGCTGCTTCTCCTGCTGGTCGGCCTCGTTCTTCTGCCCGGTGATCGCGTTGCGCTGCTCCGCGATCTTGCTGTTCGCGGCCTGCAGGATGTGGCCCGCAAGCTCCTTGTGGCCAGCCGCCGAATACTCCGTGGCGATGGCGGGCCACTGGCTCGGGTCCGTCGAGCTCATGCGCTCGTGCAGGTCCATGATCTGGTCCTGCGTGAGCTGCGGCGTGGCCAGCGGCTTGTTGGCCTCCTGGACTTCGTTGGCGATGTCGCGCATCTGCTGCGGCTGCACGCCGATCGCGTACATGCGCTGCGCCATGCGCCGGCCCAGATCGGTGTTGCCGGACGCGAGCGCGTCGCGGTAGCTCGACTCCATGCCCGAGAGCGTGAGCCCGCGGTTCTGCTCCTTCGCGGCCTCGACTGCCGAGAGCGCGGCCTGCGCCTCCTGCGGCGAGCTGCCGCGGCGCACGGGCCGCGTGATGCGGATGCCGCCGCGGTCGGCGTAGGCGAGTTGGTACGGATTGCGCCGGTTCAGCTCGTCCACCATCTCCTGCAGGCCGCCGAGAGGCTCGCCGGCGCCGGACACGAAGCCGGTGTTCGGGTTCCACGGCTGCGGCTGGTAGCCACCAGCGCGCTCGATCTCCTCCGGGTTGTACAGCCGGTGCTCGATGCCCTGGCTGTCGCGGATGTGCGCGGTCGCGCCGAAGTTCCCGGTGAGGTCGCGGCCGCTCATCCAGCGCACCGGCGTGGACAGGTCGCGGCGCGCCGGCTGCGCCGGGCCCAGAGGCTGCTGGTCCGGCGTCGGCGGTTCGGCCCACGAGCGCGAGGGCGGCGAGTCGAGCGGGCCGTCGGGCTGGCCGCCCGGCTGCGGCGGGTTCAACTGCAGCGCCGGGTTGCCCATCCTGCTGAACGCCTGCTGGATGCGCGCCTGGTAGTTGAGCGGCGCGGCCGGCTGAAACGAAAGCGGCCCCGGGTCCAGCAGCGCCGGGTCGTAGCCCGGGTCGGGAGGCATTACACGCCCGCCAGACCGGCACCCAGCGGCGCGCTGATGCTCGTCGTCGTCCCGCCCGGGCCCATCGTGATGCCGAGCTTGGCGGCCTGCGAGGCGTCGATGCCGAGCAACTGGATCAGCGCCTGCATGGCCGCCTGCAGCGCGTTCTGCTGGAGGCCCGTGAAGCCCTGCAGCGCGCCGGCCTTCATCGCGGACTTCTGCCCGACCGCGCCGGTCCACGTGTTGAGCGCGCCCATCTTCATGTTGGAGTTGATGCTCGCGCGCTCGCGCTCCTGCTCCGCAGCGCCAATCGAGGCCTGCGTGCGGACATTGCCGGCCTGCCCGATGAGCTGCTGCTCCGGGAGGACCGAGGCCAGGTCGCCGAGGCCCGAGCGGTTGCCGCCAGCGCCGCCCGCGGACATGAGCTGCGTGCGCAGGTCACGAGCGCCCGACTCGGCCGTGCGCAGGCCGGGCGCACCGAGGATGTCGGCCGAGGCCACCGGCATTCCCGAGGGATTGCTCGCGGTGCTGATCTGCTCGAGCAGCTTGAGCGGCTTGGCGTAGTCGCCCTCGATCTGGCCGCCGACCTGGCTCCACCAGTCGCTGAAGCTCTGGCCGCCCATGGCGAGCAGCTTCTTGTAGGCGTCGGAGTTGGTGCCCAGCGCGGTGTTGCCGCCACCAGCGCCGCTGGAGAAGAGCGAGCCGAGCGGGCTGTTCTTGAGGCCAGCGAGCATGTCCGAGATCGAACTGCCGGTCTTGAATCCGGCGTTCGTGGCGCCGAGCTTGTTCAGTGGGGTGTAGGCCGGCGACGTCCAACTGCCCGCGTCCGTCAGCTCGCTCTGGAACTGGCTCATAACGGCCTCCGCGGAAAGTCTAGCTCTTCTCTGCGCCGAACAGGTTGAAGGACAGGTTGGCCGAGTCGCCGCGCACGGAGACCACGTCTCCCGCCCCCAGCGTCATGCCGAACCGCAGGGCCTTGGAGTCGTTGGCGGCGATGGCCACGTCGAAGGCGAGGTACTGCTCGTTGCTGATCGAGGCCCCGCCGGGGCGCGCGGCCACGCGGTAGTGCGCCGCGGCCCCGCGGTTGGCAACGACCAGCGACGAGATGATCGCCGCGTGGTTGTCCGGCACGGTGTAGAGGTCGAGCAACGTCGCGCCGTCCGAGCCGACCTGGCCGAGAATCTTGAACTCGTCAGTCACCGAAACCTCCGAAGCCGCCGCCCGGCTGCAGCATCTCGCACGTGCCGCACGTGCACGTACAGTGACCCGGCGCGCCGGGGTCGCCCTTGGGGCCCTCGGGCCCGGCCTTGGTGCCGTGATCCTCGACCAGCTTCTGCACCATGTCGAGCAGGTCGAGCGAGCCCTCGATCACGCCGCGGATGTCGTGCCGATGCGACTGCAGCACCGTGGAGAGGTGCCGGTCCACGACGGCCGGCTCGCGGTCGCGCGTGGTGATGTGCGCCTGCAGCTTGGCGCGCAACTGGTCGATCCTGCGCCGCTGGCGCTCGGCCTTGTCGCGGAAGGCGCTGGGGTTAGCCACCGTAGGCGCCCTGCCCGTCGATGACGTTCGCCAGGAGCTTGCCGCGCGTCATGGTCACGGGCGCGTAGGCGCCCTTCCACGCGAGCATGAACATGAAGCCGATCCCGCGTCCGCGGAAGCCGCCGACCGAGGAGCGCAGAGACTCCGGGTTGCTGACCGGCAGGTTCACGAACAGGCTCACGGGCCAGCGCACGTTGTAGTCGAAGATGATGTCCACGGTGCCGACGGCGCTGAAGCCGGCGACGACGACCTTGGACGCGGCGCGCTGCAGGTTCATGCGCTGCAGCTCGGCGAGCTGGTCGCCGTCACCGGGCTTGATGAGCCCGCTCGTCCAGTGCCCGTCGATGGTGCCGACGCGCCAGAGGTCACCGCCAGCGCCAGGACTGGCCGGGATGTCCTTCGGCATCAGAACCACGTGCACGTTGGTGCCGTCGCTGTACGCGAAGCGGATGCGCGCGCGGAACCGCGGAGCGCCCGAGTTGAACAACTCCGTGAAGTAGACCCCGCGCAGCAGATCGTTGGCGAGTTGCTCGGTGAGCGACGCGCCGATCATTCCGGAGTACGGCGCCGGCAGCGAGGCGGTGAGCAGCGAGAGCTTGTAGTCGTCGTTGGCCACGAAGGCCGTGCCCACCGAGATGATCGAGCCGTTCGTGAGGTTGGTGACCCCGCTGACGAGCGCGTTGCCTGCGAGGTTGGGGCAGAAGTAGTCGATGCCGTCGGCCGAGGTCAGATCGAGCCGCCACAGCCGGCTGTCGCGGATGGCCCACATCTCGATGTTCGGGCTGTTGAAGCGCCCGATGGAGGCCACGTCGTCCCAGCGGTAGTCGGTCCAGAAGGCCCAGTCCATGAGGTCGGCGAAGAGCACCAGCGTGGGCTCGTTGGAGTCGGCGCGCGTGGGGAACAGGAACACCGCGCGCAGCGGAGCGTAATACTCCATGCGCCAGCGCTCGCGGTCGGCGGTGTCAAGCGAGAACGGGTACACCACGCGGGTCTGGTCGGTGTACTTGGAGGGCTCGGGCGAGAGCGCGTCCGACGCCTCTTCGCCGTCGATGGGCGCGCTGACGCGCAGCACTTCCATGCCCGACATCATGAACACCGAGCTGTCGCCCGCGAAGCAGAGGCCTTTCTCGGGCACCGAGCAGATGGCCCGGTGGCCGACCGCGCCAGTCTCCAACTGCGTCAGCTCGAAGCTGAACGGCAGGCCCTGCGTCGCCTGCTCGAGATCGAACACGTCCCACTCCCGGCAGATGCCGATGTAGACCGCGTTCTCCTTGAACACGTAGAGCCGGTCGGCGTCGCAGTACATCGCTGTGATCGGCGCGTTGCTGCTGCCGAGCTCGACGTAGTAGAAGAACGGCACGCTGGTCGGGCGGCCCTGGTAGCTCACGTAGATGCGGTGCGGGGCCCACGAGAAGCCCGCATAGAACGCGCGGCCCTGGTAGGCCGCGACCATCGTGGCCCCGTTGGGCACGCGGCTGGCGAGGCCGCCGATGTGCGGCTGCGTGATCTGGTCGTCGGTCTTGGTCCCGATCAGCAGCGTGGTCTTGCCGCCCGTCGCTGCGTCGCCGGACGAGACCGGGAACTGCCCCTCCAGGAAGAAGATCGAGCCGTTCAGCGTGGTGCGGTAGACGCGGATGTGAGAGACGCGCGGGTCGGCCGGCAGCGGGACGTTGTGCAGCCGGATGTTGTAGGACTTGGGCTGCCCGTTGTGGCCGATCGTCGGGTGACTCGGCGGCTGCGTGCCGCGCATGACCAGCACCAGGCCCGAGACCTTGGGCTCGCCGGTGAACGCGTCGTCGGGGTTGCCGGCAACCGCGAACACGCCGTAGGTCGGCACGCGCATGGGCAGGCCGTTGGCCCACGTGAAGGCGCGCCCTGGCTGGCTCTCGTTCTGCAGCTCGTCGGACCAGTACGTGACGAAGAAGCCCCAGCCGACGTACTCCGTGCCGATGCCCGGCGAGAACTGCGCCGAGGGCGGCATGGGTCCGGTGCCCCACTCCGGCGCCGGCATCTCGCCGATCCACTTCAGGCCCTGCGCCGCATCGACGCGCTCCACGCCGAGGATGGTGGGCGAGCGCGGGAACGTGGTCTCGTAGGCCACGTCGAACTCGATCGGCCACTTGAGCGTGTCGAGGTTCTCGACCGTGGCCTTCTCGGCCGGCGTGAGATCGCGCGCCCAGATTTCCGGGACTGCGTAGAGCGGGCGCTCGATGAAGGCCGTGCCGACGACCTGGCCGTCCTCGTCGATCATCACGGGCTCGGAGGACGGCGAGACCAGCAGCGTGCGGCCAGCAACGGCAGCGCGGCCCACGAGCGAGCTGGCCGAGAAGTGCTGGCGCAGGGACTCGATGCGCTTGAGCGAGCCGTCGCCCGCGCTGTCGTAGCGCAGCACCGAGGTCTTGGTCGCCACGATCACGTCCGTGTTGCCCGAGCGGCCGACGTGCGCGAGGACGCCCAGCAGCGTCTCGGGGCTGGGCTGCACGTTGTCCGGCTCGACGTGCCCCGCGATCTTGGTCAGCAGCACGCTGGTGAAGTCGTCGCCGCCGTAGAGGCTGTCCAGTCGCCCGGTGTTGATCTGGCGCACCGCGCGCAACCGGTCGGGGAACATCCGGCCGTTGGGCAGGCCGTTGTAGGTGAAGGGCACGTTGCGGTGGACGGGGATCGTGTCCACGCCCGCGCTGACGGAGTTGATCTGCACCGCGGCCTGCGTGCGGCCCGACGTGATCTCGATGGGGATGACGGCGTCCAGCCCCATGTGCAGGCCGCCGACCGGGTCGCTGATGAGGTGGCCGCCGTCGATGTCCGCGAGCCAGGCCGAGCGCAGCCGGCCGCGCACGAGCGCGAGCGCGTCGCGCGGCACGAGCGCCTGCCACGCCGCCGTGTCGTTCAGCATCGAGCTCAGGAATCCCAGCGCCTCCGCGGAGCCGAGGTTCTTGCTGAACATGAACGCCCCGTCGATCGAGCCCTTGGCGCCGTTGCTCACCATGCCCGAGGCCACGGCCATCGAGCTCGGGTCGTTGCGCGTGTCGCCATTGGTGCCCAGCGGCCAGCAGCCGCCCGGGTAGGCGTCGGGGTCGAGCGGGCTGGGATAGACCGGGCCGCCGAGCCACCACTCGCCGCCCTGCGGCTGCAGCTTGCCGCCGAGGCAGAACACGTAGCGGCCGACGCCGAAGAGCGCGCTGGCCGCCCAGCTCATTCCGCAGTTGGTGGACTTGCGCGCCTGCCCGGTGAAGGTGGGCACGCACTCGAAGATGGCCGACGGGTCGGTCACGTCCCAGACGCGCAGCGTCTGCTTGCCCACGATCGTGTCGGTGGTGTTGGTGGGCTGGCTGATCTGGTAGCCGGCCAGGATCGCGTAGACGTGGCCCTCGAGCTGCTTGGGCGACGAGAGCGCGTTGCCGCCCGCGTCGCAGAGCGTGACGTAGGGGTAGGCGTTGTCGTCCACCGGGTCGAGCGCGGCGTTGAGGAAGTTGTAGTCGTCGTCCTGGTCGTAGGGGATGTGCTGCGTGATCGCGCCCGCGGTCTTGTCGGCCGAGCAGCGGAAGAACTTGCTGTTGCCGCGCTGCTGCTTGCTGATCGACTTGTCGGTGTCGCTCGACCCATCGAGCTGGTACTTGCTGAACGCCGAGCCGAAGCCGAAGTCGCTGCGCACCACGTAGCGGGTGACGAGGTCGTCGTTGACCGGCGTGGCCGTGGCCGCGCCGTTGAGCTGATGCGCGACGAGGTCGATGCGAGCAATCTCCAGGTCCTGCCGGCCCGGCGGCTTGAAGATCGGGCCGGAGGCCGGCGGCGCACCGGCGGGCGCACTGTTGGCCCAGATGCTGTCGGGGTGATCGAAGCCCTCGGTGAAGCCCTGCGTGAAGCCCAGCGGGTCGTCGCCGTAGGTCGGGCTCGACCAGGCCGTCGAGGTCTTGCCCTCGCGGTTGGGCGAGAACAGTTGCGCGAGCGTGTGCACCTCGCCCTGCTGCGGGATGGCCACGGCCGGGACCGGGATGTCGCCAGTGCCGGTGCCGGCGATGCTGGCGGGCTCCGTCTCGGGCGCCGTGGTCGGCCGGTACAGCACGAGCACCGACATCTCCAGCGGCGGCAGCAGCAGGTCGAAGGCGGTCTTGGGCTCGCCGTTGGCGTCGAGGCTCTGCCCGCCGCGGTCGCGCCAGAGCTGCGAGGCTGCGAGCGTGAAGGCCGGCGTGCCGCCGTTGAAGCGCGCGCTGCCCGAGCTCATGCCGATGTTGCCGGGCGCGATCGTGGCGCCGTTGTTCACGGGTTCGAGCGGATGGAAGTCCTGCCGGAAGTTGAAGCTGCCGGCGTAGCCCGTGCTCTTGAAGCCGGTCTCGGCGTTCGCGTTTCCGATGAGGTAGAGCGGCGGGAAGATGTCGCCGCTCTCGGAGTCGAGGCGCCAGATGTTCACCGTGCCGGTGTAGGGCGTGACGGTCGCATCCTGCGACGCGTCCCAGGCCGCGCCGCCGGCCTTGCGCTTGATCGTGCGCGAGTCCGGGTTCCCGAGGCCCGAGCAGCCGGCGAGCAGCACGCCGTCGTCCGGCGTGGAGCCGCCGTCCGTGGCGCCGCTGAACTTGAAGGCGCCCGCGAACATGCGCAGCTCGCTGTACGCACCGGGGAAGGCGCACGTCACGCCGGCCATGCCGCCGCGGTTGACGGACTGGCCGCAGCCGTAGCCGTAGACGCCGCGCTGGTTGCTGGCCTTGGGCAGCCCGCCGACGTAGAGCGTGCGGCCGCGCCACGCGGGCGCGTTCTTCTTGCCCGCGATCTCGAACAGGCCCGACAGCTCCTGCAGGCCCATCGTCGGCGCGGCGTTGGCGGCCGGCAGCGGCTGGCTGCTGACCTCGCCGTAGAGCGCGCTGGAGCTGTCCACGCCGATCTCCAGCCGCGAGCTGCTGGCCGCGGTGAAGTCGCGCTCGATGGCGACGGTGATCGTGTGCGGCAGCGTCGGGTCGATGGCCGCGGCGACGGCATTGGTGCCCTGAGTGCCCCAGCCGGCGAACACGAACATGCGGTTCATGCCGTTCACGTTGAAGCCGGTCGTGGCGTCGATGCCTGGGTCGCTGTACTCCCAGAGCAGCATCAGGTGCCACTGGAGCGTGAACGGCGACCAGACGTACATCACGTACAGGTCGCCCGGGTCGCAGTAGCCGTTGCCGACGTTGGTGCTCGTGGCGAAGGGCGCGGGGAAGCGCAGCGCACCGGCGCCGCTGGGCGCGCCGTGGAAGTTGGTGAAGTAGCTGTTCAGCCAGGACGGCACGCCGGCAGCAACCTGCGTCGTCCACGTTTTCTGGCTGTTGTTGAGGTGCCACATCGGGAACTCGCGCAGCGGCCCCGTGCCCAGCACGCACGCCACCTTGGGGCGCACCTTGAGCGCGTCGGCCGTGGCCACCGCGCTCGTGTTGCCCGGCACCCACGGGTACATCTTGCCGGCCGTCGTGTCGTAGCGGTTGCTCGCGGCCGGCGGCTTCCAGAGCTTGGCGTCGGCCTGCTCGAAGCCGAGCGCCGCCAGGCCGCGCTTGTAGATCGTGTAGTTTCCGAAGCCGCCGCTTGGCGCGACGACCTCGGCCGATTCGTTCGGGCGCTGGTGCAGGCCGTTGTAGTCCAGCGAGTACGGGATGTCCGTCTCGCCGATCTGGTCGAGCTCGACGCCCTTCACGCGGATCTGGAACGTGACCTTCGTGCGGTTGGTGCCGACGGTGTCGGCCCAGAACTTCGAGAGGTTCACCGGCAGCTTGGTGGAGAGGATGCCGGTGTCGGTGCCGGCGAGCTGCACGGAGCGGTTGAACACCGGGCTCTTCGTCGCCTTCGCGTAGCCGCGGCGCGAGTCCAGCAACTGCCGCCCGAGGTTCGCGTTGCGCGCGGAGTTGGCGCGCGTGGCCTCGAGCTGCTCCACGTCGTTGCGGGTGTTCATGCCCGCGAAGCGCTGAATGGGGATGGGGACGATCACGTCCAGCCGCCCGGGACCACGCCTCCGCGCTCCTCGGCCTGCACGTCCTGCACGTAGACCGGCTCGTCGCTGATCGAGCCGCCGCTGTGCGCGCGCAGCGTGGCCTCGGCCTCCTTCATCGAGCCGTCGAGCATTCCGTAGCCCTTCTCGTTGCTGTCGGCGAGGTACATGGCGCGCAGCGCGTGCTTGCGCACGTACTCCCACGCGAACACCGGCAGCGCCGGCTCGAAGAGCGGGTTGGTCGTCTTGGTCAGCCGGGCCGGCATGACGAACACGCCCAGGCGGCCGCCCAGCGCGCTGTCGTAGTCGGGCGGGTTCTCGATGGTGATGGTGATGTCGCCCTCGGTGCCGCTCGCGCCGCCGTGGCCAGCAACGAGACGCACGTGCGCGATGGGCCAGGGCTTGGTGCTCGCCGGCGCCGAGTCGGTCATGGCCTCGATGAAGTTCTGCAGCTTGTACGGGAACCACGTCTGGCCGTCGCGGCTCAGGATGTACAGCGAGTGGAAGCGCCCGAGGTTGGCGATGCCCTGCAGCGAGAGCGATCCCGGCGCGATGTCCGCGTAGAGCGCATAGTCCTTCTTGCCGTTGACGACGTTGAAGAACCATTCCATGAACAGGTTGGGCTCGCGCTGCTGAATCAGGATCTTGGCGGTCTCCTGGATCGCGTCGCTCAGGAAGGCCGCGTACTCCTCGGTGTCGCGGACCATCTTCTGCCCGGACTTGAGCGGGCTGGCGTGGATCTTGAGGTAGGTGACGAGGTCGCCGAAGTTCACGCTGCGCTGCCCTCCGCGGGCCCGAGCAGCGAGTCGGGCAGGTCGAAGCTGGTGGGCGCGGCCACGATCACGGCCTGCATCTCGGCCTGGAAGCGGCCGGCGGCCCAGTCGTGCAGCATCTGGTTGCGCTCGTCCTCGGTGAGCAGCATCAGCGTGTACGAGAGCAGCGCGTTCCACGCGATCGGCGGCAGGCCCACGAACTCGTTGGGCGGATCGGCGCCGGTCAGCTCCGACGGGTAGCAGTAGAAGTACGGGGTGAGCTTGTGCTCGACGCCCGCGTTGTTGAAGAACTGCAGGATGATCTGGGTGTTGCCGGTCTCGTGCCCGATGGTGCGGCAGATCAGGAAGGGCGCGTCCCCCATGACCTTCGCTCCGCCGCGCGACTGATAGCTCGCGGTGTAGGCCACGCGGTTGACGCTCAGGATCGGCACGAACTTGCCCACGTCGGTCTCGCCCAGGCCCCACTGGACGAAGGCGACCTTGATGACCGAGTAGGGGATCGTGAGCGAGTTGCCAACGACCAGCACGCCGTTGGTGGTGATCTGGTCGATCTCGGTGGTGATGAAGTACGGCGCCCACGGCGAGGTGAGCATCCGCGTGACGATCTCGCGGATCGCGGCGTTGAGCTGCACGATGATCTTCGCGTCGGTCCACTCGCCGTTCTGCGCGGCGCTGGCGCTGGACGTGCGCGTCTTTTGGCGCAGCCAGTCGAGGCACTTCAGCGTGGACAGCCGGGTGAAGGTCATCGGGGCTCACCGCGAATCTGCCGCACCACGTTGCGGTAGTTGGGCAGCTTCGGGTCGGGAACCTTGCGGTTCTGGCTGGGCTGGAAGCGGTAGGGCGCCTGGTAGTCGATGACCTGGTTGCCGACGCCGACGACCTTGCCGACGGCCACCGTCCTGAACGTCTCGGCCACCGCCTCGCGCACGATCTCCGAGAGCTTCACGCGCGCGATGCGGCGGCGCTCGATGTGCCGCTCATCGACGGCCCGGATGCGGTCGGCCACGGACTGGTGCCGCTGGTCGTTGCGCGCAACGCACGAGACCAGCAGCGAGCCGACAGAGAGCGGGTTGAGCGGCTCGCCGCCGGGCGCCGCCAGCACGGTCCCGAGCTCGTAGTGGCAGCGCGCGCCGCAGCAGCCGGGCATCCCGCGCAGCGCGTGGTGCGTGGGGCACGTGCTGTCGCGCTTCATCACCACGACCCAGCGCTGGATGCGCTGCGCGAACACCAGCCAGAGGCTCTTGTCGTAGGCCTGCAGCCGGCGCTGGACGCCGCCGTAGGGATGCCGGTCGTTGGGGATCAGCACGCGCGACTCCACAAGGACACCGGCCGCGGTTGCAGGCCTAGCTGTGCAACCGCGGCCGGCGTCATCCCAGGACTCCGATCAGCTCAGGGTGAGGCTCTCGTTCTTGAAGCTCTTGCGCGGCGCGTCCGTCACCATGTTGCCCATGATGTACAGGACGGCCTCCAGCGAGAACTTCCGGTTGGTGCTCGGCCGCAGGACCGTGCCCTGGCCGCCGTCCCACCACTTGAAGTCCGTGACCAGCGCCGTGTAGATGCTCGACAGGTCGAGCCCGTACACGGTGCCCGTCTTGCTGACGGTGCCCTGCGTGTCGATGTCCACCGGGCAGAACTTGTCGACCACGATCGGCACGCGGCCGTCGAAGAAGAGGAAGTCGTGCGCGTCCGGGTGGTGGTCCTCGAGCTTCCCGCTGATGTAGCCGGGCATCAGCAGGTTGCTGTTCACGAGGCGCCGCGGGTTGTCCGTGGCGAGCCCGTCGTACAGGTTCCGGCGCACGATGCGGTTCATCAGCAGGCAGTTCACGTCGCCGTTGCTGTCGTCGTGGGTGTTGTCCAGGTTGGTCTGGATCATGGTCTCGTTCAGCAGCGTGCTGGTGTCCTCGATGGACTGCCACCACGTGTTGCCCGAGCGGTTGACGCCCTGGAAGAGCGCGCCCTCCAGCGGCGGGTTGGACGAGTCGATGAGGCCGCCGAGGCCCATCATCTCGAAGCCCTGCGTGGCCGTGCGGACACCCGCACGCGTCAGCACCGAGTTGTCGAGGATGTTCACGCCGACGTTCATCGACAGCACGCCCGAGCCGTCCGGGTTGCGCTGCACCGAGATGACCACGAGGCCGGCGTTGGTCAGCGCCGCGCCCGAGAGGCCGGTGCTCCAGTTGTCGAGCTTCTGGCCCTCGAAGAACGGCCGGTGGTAGCTCACCGGGACGTTGGCCGGCGAGGCCGCGGTGACGGCCGCCGTCACGCGCGCGAGCGTGCCGCTGCCGTTGCCGTAGGTCTCGCGGTCGAGGTCCTCGGCCACGTCCTGCACGAGACCGGCCATCTCGAAGTCGATCGCGGAGAAGAAGGCCCCGCGGTCGTTCTTCGAGCTGTCGATCACGTCCTGCGCGATCTCCAGCGCGCCCATCACGAGCTTGGGCTGCACGATGCCGTTCTCGATGCCCTGCTGCCCGGCCTCGATCAGCGTCGGGATCGCGCCCGCGTTGGCCGGGGACGAGATGGCCACCGCGCCGACGCCCGTGTTCCGCGACTTGCGAACGGGGAAGATCATGCGGCGGCCGGCGAAGTCCACGATCTTGCGGCGCAGCAGCGCCCAGGTCGTGGACATGCTGTTGAGCTGGTCGATCCAGCTCGACAGGTAGTACTCCTTCAGGAACTTGTCGTAGGAAGCGAGGGTCTGCGGGGTGCTGACCATTGGGGTTGTTCCGGTGTCTGGTTGAGGGAGCGGTCCAGACGATCAGGCGCGACCGGCTTCGATCTCGTCCAGCATTCGCAGGCCGTACTTCTTGCGCTCATCGGGGTCCTTCCAGTTGATGCGTGGCAACGGCACGCCGACCTGCGGCGTGGAGCTGCCCGCGCCCAGCGGCACGGACCTGCGCGAAGCGGCCAACGCCCCGGCGGCCTCCGCGGCCTTGCGGCCGGCGGGGGTCTGCGCGGGCGGCAGCTCGGTTGCGAGGCGCTTCGCAGCGTCGTTGAGACGCTTCTCGGCCTCGGGCTTCCAGTTGGCCGTGCCGATGCGCGGATCTCGGAAGAGGTCCGAACGGATCGACTCGACGAACTGGCCAGCAAGCTGCGGCCTGCCCTTGAACACTGGCGACTTCTCGGCCAGTCCGCGCAGATGGTCGTCCACCATCTGCACGTTCCGCTGGACTCGATCGGACTCCAGGCGCGCCTCGAGGTCGGCCAGGCGCGCGTTGTGGCGCGCCAGCTCGGGTCCGTAGACCTTGCTCGGGGTCACGTCGGGATCGATGTCCTCCGGCGGTTCCGCGGGTCCAGCCATCGGGAGCCGCTGCGCACCGGCGATCTGCGTGACCGAATCGAGCGTGCGCCGGAACTCGTCGCGCAGCATGGCCATCTCGGCCTGGTGCTGACGATCCCGCTCTTCGAGAAGAGCGCGCACGTCCGTGGTCTCGCTGCCGGCCGCCGGCGAACCCGGCTGCCCATGCTCGGGCGTTGCTCGGCCCTGCTCGGGCTCCGCTCCCTCGCCCATCTCTCCCGGGATCACGGAGCCACCGTCACCGCCGCCCTGTTCGGGCAGCTCGGGTCGCTCCTCGGTCACCGGACTGTTCTGACTCACCTGCACGCGCCGATCGAGCTCGCTGAGAACCTCGTGCACTGTCCGAGGCTGGTTGCGAGCGATGACGTCCTCCGGGTGCCCCGGGCGGATGATCACGGGCCTGCCTCCGTTGTGCAGGACGCGATCACCGACGTGGACCTGTTCGGGCGAGATATCTGCGGCGCCGGCTGGCATGTCGTTCTCCATGAAGGGCTTGCGCCCCGTGCGGTTTCAATACCCCTCTGATCCTTCGCCGTCTCCGCCGTCGCTCATCGACTGCTTCCGGTTCGCGCCCTGACCCTGCGGGGTGTTCATGTCGGGCGACCTGTTTCCGTTGCTCATGCCCTTCCCGGGCCCGGCCTGGCCGCCGCCTGCGCCGCCCATCAGGCCTGCGGCCGCCATGCCGCCCGAGAGCATCATCGCCGCCGGGCCGACCGGGTTGGCGGGGTTCACGCCCATCATGGCCATGTGCTGCGGCTGCGCGTGCATGGCGATGTGGAGCTGGAAGGCCACGGCCACGAGCGGGTCCTTGGCGACCGCCGCGCGGTACTCGTCGCCCTTCATGAACTGGAGGTGCTCCTCGATGTGCGCCGCGTGGTCCTCGAACCACTCGACCTTCGACTGGATGCCCTGCACGAGCATGTCGTTCTCGGCCTGCGCCCAGCGGCGGTCCTGCTCCTCGCTGCGGCCGAAGTCGTCGCCGACCCCCAGCTCCATCATCTGCAGCAGCACGCGGCGGTGCGCCGGGATCTGCGGGATGTAGAGCCCGAGCTGCACCAGCGACGTGACCAGCGCCTGCATCGCGGCCTTGCTCTTCGGGAGTCCTGAGCCTGCCTGCACGCGCACGTCGATGTTGTGGCCGATGTCCGCGCCCTTGAAGGCGAAGCTCTCGATCTGCTTGTCCTTGCCGACGACGCTGACGATGCGCTCGACGTTCCAGTATTGCGCGCAGCGCAGCAGGATCTGGCGCCCGAGCTGCTGCTCGAAGGTCTCCCAGTTGAGCGTGAGCGGCCCGAGGTCGGTCGCGTCCTGCTCCTGCAGCAGCGAGATGCCGATGCCCGAGCGCACGTTGGTCGGCGTCTGCCCGCGCGAGGGGCCGTGCTGGTTGGACACGAAGTCCACCATCTGCAGCAGGTACTCGATGAGCTGCGCCACGAACGCCGGCAGGTCCGGCATGGCCATGATCTCGGGGCGCCCGCCGCCGAGGTTGTTGTAGTAGACCTTCTCGCCGGGCTCGCTGGTGAGCTTGTTCGCGCCGATCGCGCACGAGTGCGGAATCAGGATCTTCGGCCGCGCCATGAGGCGCTGGTTCTCGATCACGTTGCTGGTGACGCGGTTGATCTCGCGCTGGATCGGCGCGAGGTTGCTGACCACGCTGATCGGCCAGAAGCGGCCGCCCTCGATCGAGCGCGCCTGCACGAAGGGATGCCAGTCGCGGTCGAGCTCGGCGCCCGGCGCGTTGAGGATGTCGATGGGCTGCAGCTCGCAGAAGCCCTGGCATTGAGTGAGCAGCCCGCCCTTGGGCCACATCTTGCCGGCGAAGTAGTTGCCCGGCTTGAGCCACATCTCGTTCACGCGCGCGCCCTCGGTGGGCGTACCCGGCGCGAGCCCGGCCTGCAGCGAGCCGGCGGCGGACAGGTTGTTCATCTGCGCTTCGATCGTGCCGTACTCGTCGTCGCGCTCGTTGGTGACGTACTGGCCCCACGTCGGAAACTTCCCGCGGACCCAGTCGAGGCTGCGGCGCCGCGTGTGGATGAGCCACGTGATCTCGCGGAAGGTGCGCGCCTGCGGGTCCACGAGGATCTGCTCGGGGTAGCACATCTCGACTTCGACGCGGCCCGGCTGGTAGGTCAGCGGCTTGCCCGTGTCCGCGTTGACCATCGGCGTGCCGGCGTTGGGCGTGCCCTCGGGCCACGTGAGCGGCTGGCCGCTCTCGTCGTCCACGGCTTCGAGCTGCGGGCCGGCGCCCGGGTTCCAGAGCACCTTGGCGAAGCAGCTCGCCTTGACCAGCGACACGATGCAGATTTGCAGGCGCAGCGCCGGGAGGTCCAGGTCCTGGTTGACGTAGTCGAGGATGCGCTCGGCCGCGCGCGCGGCGTTCTTGTCGGAGTTCTCGTTGCTCGCGGGCACGACCACGGCCTGCGGCCGCGTCTTGAGGATCATCGAGGCCATCGTCTGCACCACCGGCAGCACGACGTTGATGACGATGCGCACGCGGTACTTCGGGACCGCGGTTTCCTGGATCAGTCGCCGCAGCGTGTCGGACCACGTCGCGTACTGGTTGCCCACGTAGAGGGCGTGCAGGATCGCCCACTCCCGGTGCTGCGGATAGAAGATGGTCGTGGCCATCATCTGGCACTGGCGCACCGCGCCCGCGAGCTGCGCCATGAGCGGCGGGATGTCCACCGGCGGCTTGGCCGGCATGTCCTCGGCGAGCTGGCCGCGGCCGAAGCTGCGCGTGCCCATCATGGGCGCGGCGGTGCTCGGCGGGAGCCGGCCCATCACGGGCACGGGCTACTTCTCGCCGCGGCCGAGACCCGGCCGGTCCTTGCTCGCGTTGCCGGTCTGCAGGTCGATCTTCACATCCTGCCGCTCGATGGCGACCTTGCCGTTGTCGGTGTACTCGTCCTTGAGCTTGTTGACGCCGGCCGCGGTCTTGGCGAGACCCTCGCAGCCGTCGGTGCCGAAGGTGGGATTGCTCACGAGGTTCCTCCGCGGATGTTCTTGAGGGCCATGTCCACGAGATGCTGCGCGCCCGTGGGCAGCACGTCCACGCCGTTGTCGGCGCGCCGCAGGCGTTCGAGCTCGGCCTCGCGCTCGTCGTCCATCACGTCGGCCGGCGCGTCCATGTCCATCGGCGGCGCGACGCCGGGCTGCGTCGAGCGCTGCAGCAGCGCCGAGAAGAGCGCGCTGTTCTGGCTGCGCACGTCCTCCATCAACCCGAGCATGACCTTGTCGCGCGCGGTCTGATCGGAGCGGAGCTGCTCGGCGTGCGCCATGTGGTACTGCGTGCTGGCTTCGAGGTCGGTGCGGAAGTCAGCGCGCTCGCGCGCCAGCTCGTGCAGCACGAACTCGAGATCCGGTGAAGCTCGGACTGGGCCTGTCCGCCGCGCCGCGAGCGCACCCACCACGGCTGCCGAGAGTCCCGCGATCAGCAGACAGACCCAGTCCAGAGGATTCATCCGGCGCGCTCCACGAGGATGTCCCAGCCGCCGACGCTGCTGGGGTCCGTGGCGATCACGGTCAGGCCCTGGCGGAAGAGCATCCCGCGCAGGCGCTCGAACCACGCATAGCCCTGGCCAGCGGCGGCGCCGCCGTTCAGCGAGCCGTTCGTGCCGGACGAGACCGTGTACTTCGCGGCCGAGCCGCCGCCTGTGGCCGCGGCATCGAACATCTGCAGGATGGCGAAGGTCGAGATCGTGCCCTTGAAGCGGGCCGCGACGCCCCAGATGCGGCAGGGGAACGCCGCCTTCTGGGTCTCGGCGATCGTGCCGGCCGCGATCGAGACCACCGTGAGGTAGCGAGGATTGGGAAGAGAGCCGCTCATGTTGCCTCCCTTCCTACAACTGCTCGATCAGCGCGGAGACCGCACCGTCGAGGTTGGTGCCGGGCGGGGTTCCGTTCACGGTGGTCAGCGCGGCCGTGAGGCCCGCGTTGAACTGCAGGCCGTAGACCTCGATCGGCACGACGTAGCCCTGGCCCGCGGCGGCCGCGAGGCCCGAGGTGAACGTGCCAAGCAGCCGGCCGCTGCCGTCGGCGACCGCTCCGTCCCGGAAGGTGACGGCGATTTGGCCGGCATTCTTGCCGGCGAACTGGATGACCACGTCCCAGATCCGGCCGCCGCCGGTCTGCAGCACGACCTCCGTGGTGATCGACTGCAGGACCTGCTTGAGATTTCTTGCATTGGGCCAGCCCATGTCCTTTTGAACTCCAGGTAAGGGTCAGGTGATCGAAGCGACGATCGCGCCGGCTCCGGCCGGCTGGATGCGAATGCTGTTTGCGCCGTCGAATCCGACGGTCACTGTACCCACGTTTGCGCCGGTTGCTCCAACGGGCACGTGGGGCAGGTTCTTCACGACGATGTCCCAGTTGGTCGAGGTCGTCACGTGCAGCGGCGTTCCGCCGCCGAAGTTGAAGCCCGAGAGCTTGGTCTTGCTGGCGTCGATCGTGATGCGGTTGACCCGCACTTCGCTGGTGAACACCCAACCCTCTGAGCCCGGCGTCGTCACGATCGAGCACCGGAAACGGGTCATGTCGTTGGCCGCGGCCTTGAGCACGGTGCAGTAGCTGCTCGTGCTGTCGCGGTGCGTCACGTACTCGAAGGTCTGCGGCAGGCGGTCCAGCGGCGGCGTCTGGTCGAGGAACTGGAAGTAGCGGCCGACGTCGAGGATCGCCCACGTGTGCGCGCCGAGGCCGCCGAAGATACCCACGTCCACGAAGGTCGGCTGGAAGCCGATGGCGCCCGTGGGGTTCACGGTCTGGTAGAGCGTCTGCAGCTTGGCGGTCAGCGGCGGGATGATGATGAGCGCGTCGTCGTCGCCGAAGAAGATCAGCGTGGGCGTCCACATGCCGGACGCGGCGAGCGAGCGGTCGAAGTCGATCGTGGCCCCGGGGATGTCCGCGGCCGACGGCGCCGGGATCAGCACCGGCGAGAGCTGCGTCATCGGCCCGGTCTCAGCGTAGGTCGCCGGGTCCAGCGCGAGGATCGCGCTCGCGCGCCACGCGAGGCCGATGGCCGAGATGTTGTCGCCGCCCGGCCACGGGCCGCCCATCTGGTCGAGGCGCTGCTGCTGGCTGCGCCACTGGCTGCTGGTCGCGGTGCCTGGGTCCGGGTCGCAGAGCGTGTTGTTCGGATCGCCGGTGTGCAGCGGGATCGACTGGCCGAGGTTGGTGTTGTTGTGCTGCTTGCGCTGCCAGACGAGCATCTCCCAGTCCGGCGCGACGGGGCAGATGGTGCGCGCCATCAGGCCCGCGGGATCGCGGTGCGTGGCCGCGAAGCGCGAGACCTGCTGGCCGCCGAGCGAGAAGCCGACGAGGTTGATGTCGTCGGGGTTCGCGTTGAGCTTGGCAAGGCACCAGGTCAGGACGGCCTCGAGGTTGTCCACGCTGTTGTCGTTGGGCCACGTGTCGTTGAGCATCGAGGTCGGCGACACGTACAGGAAGCAACGGCGACCGCACTCCTCGTCAATCGTGGTCTCGACAGCGTTCGTGATCGGATCGTTCTTGAGCTGGTGGTGCGCGAGGATCAGGCGCGTCTTGCCCTTGCTCGTCCAGCCCGACGGGAACTGCAGGTAGAAGTTCTCGGTGTCGGCGACTCCTGACCAGACCGCGGCGTTGAGCGTCTGCGTCGGCACGACTCCGAACTTCGCCAGTCCGTTGAACGGGTGCGGCGTGCTCTTGCCCAGCAACTGGCGCACGCGGTTGAGCGTCAGCGCGAGCAGCACCATCAGGTTGCTCGTGCGCTGCACTTCTTCGAGCAGGATCGTCCCGGTCAGGCCAGCGTCGGGCACGATCACGAGACCGTCGGGGTACTCCTTCCCGTACATCTCGATGACCTGCATGTGGCCCTGGCCGGTCGCGGCCGCGGCTTGCACGGGCAGCGTGTCCGTGTCGATGCCGGAGCCGACGGGCCGCAGGTGGATCACGCCGCCGGCGAAGTTGCCGGGCACGTCGATCATCAGGCGCTTCACGTGCACGCGCGCGCCCGAGATGAACGTGCCCGCAGCCGCGCCCGTCACGATCAGGAACTGGTTGGCGTCGGGGAACGCCACTTCGCGCAGGAACGGGAGCGGTGCGGACACGTCGAGCTCCGTCGATCAGGACCCCGTCGAGCCCTCGGAGCTGCGGATGTGGCCCTGGCCCTTGCTGCCCGGGAAGCTCGTGCTGCTGTTGCTGGCGGGCCCGGTGCCGGCGATCTTGTCCGTGCCCTTGTCGCCGAACTTCACCGACTCCTTGCTGCCGCCCACGTCTGCGTCCATGCCGGTCATGCTCGTGTCTCCTCAGTCGAAGTCGTCGTCCCAGGCATCGAGGGAGGCGGCCTCTAGGTGATCTTGGATCTGGTGGCCGATGCCTTGTGCGTCGTCCATGAGAACGTCCCCGATCCTCGTCGGCAAGGACGCAAGCGCGCCCGGCGGCGACCCGACCTGATAACAGCCCTGCAAGGCCAGCGCGAGGGCCATGACCCGGTCGTCGTTTCCGGCCACCGCGCCGAGGCCGTGGCTGCTGCGAGGGGCGTCCTCGGTGAGATAGCCGAACAGCCGCAGCTCCTCGACGGTGTCGCGGTCGTAGAGCTTGAGGATGCGCTCGCCGTCGGCGCCGATGTCGCGCAGCACGTCCTTGAGCTGGTTGCAGGCGAGGCCCTTGGTGCGCGCGTCGGTGTACCAGCCGATGTTGGCCATGAGGTGGCCCTCTTCGCTCAACTTGTCCTGCTGCTGGCGCCGGTAGATGTTCGGGTAGCCGAGGCGCTCCAGCACGGCCAGCGTGCCCATGCCGTGCTGGTTGATCTCGGGCACGATCAGGCCCTTGTTGTAATACGTCGCCAGCGCGACCAGCTCCTCGGCGAAGCGGCCCGGGTCCATGTGCCCGTGCCAGACGGCGACCTGCTTGAACTCCGTGGCGTCGATGACCTGCGCGCAGGAGTAGTCGCCCAGCGCGGCGCCGCCGGAGACATCGCCGCCGACTGCGTAGAAGCGGTCGCGCCGCGGTGCCGCGAAGATCTTGAGCCGGCCCTCGGGCTCGGAGAGCGTCTTGACCCTGGTGCCCGACCAGTAGAGCCGGCCCTGCCAGATGCGGTTCTTGGTCTCGACGCTCTCGCAGCGCGGGAGCTGCGCCTCGACGTCCTCGCGCGCGAAGAACGGCGAGCCGATCCGCAGGATGAAGTCGCCGTAGACGCGGATGCGCAGCTCGTCGCCGGTGTAGCGCTTCTTGGCGAGTTCGATCTCCTTGACCGGGATGTAGGGGTTGTCCACGAGGCCCATGGTGATGAGCTCGAGGAAGTCCTCGTCGGCCTTGGTGTCGAAGAGCAGCTTGTGCAGCCAGCGCAGGCCCTGCAGCGCGGTGAAGCCCATGATGATCTGGCCACCGCAGTCGATCGTGCGCGCGTAGCACTCGTTGTAGATGTCCTCGGGGTGCTCCTCGTCCAGCACGATGACCTCGCGCGACGTGCCCTGGTACTTGCTGCGCCCGGAGTCCGCGGACTTGAAGCCGATCGTGCTGCCATCCCGCTCGTCGCGCCACAGCCGATCGGCGGCGCGCCACGTGATGAGCTTCTTGGCGATGGCGTCGGGCGGGATGAAGCCGCGGACCTTCTCCTCGGACACGTCGCGCGAGACGTTGGCATCGAGCGCGCTGACCCAGACGTTGATGGGCCGCTTGTAGGTGATGAGCCGCCCGAACTCGCGCGTCAGCACGGGCGACCAGCCCATGAAGCGCTCGGTGGCGATGCGGTGGATCACGTCGCTCTTGCCGGTGCGGTTGGCGCCCAGCACGACCACGTGCCGCTTCTGCGATTTCATCGCGCGGAGCTGCTTGGGGTGCGGCTTCCACGAGTAGAACGGATGCGTGCTCTGCATCCGCTCGAAGAGCTCGGCCGAGATGCCGCGGAGTTGCTGGGCGGCCAGCTCGTCGCTCACGCGTGCTGCGCTTCGCGCGCCTCGCGCTGGGCCCGGTACAGGTCGAAGGTCTCGTAGCAGGCGGGGCACAGGTCGCGCTTGTCGCGGCTCTTGCGCAGCGCCTTCTTGCGCTTCACCTTGCCGCGCTCGAAGAGCTTGAGCTGCCCGAACATCTCCGGGCACCTGGCCTCGTGCTTCCCGCACTGGCCCCGGCACTGACAGCGGTCGTCTCGATCATTGGTCATGGTCACTCCGTTCCGAGCAGCCGCACGTGCGGCGGGTCCTTGAGGTGCTGCGTGCGCGCGGGGCTCTTCTCCGCGAGACTCAGCGGAAGGTTCATCTTCTGGGCGAGGGCCTTGAGCAGCTCGTGCGTGGGCATGTCGGCCAGGTCCTCGTCCACGTTGCGCAGCACGGTCACGAACAGCCCGCGCAGCTTGCCGAGAGCCGTGATGGCCACCATGCGGTCCTTGGGCTTCGTGGCTCCGTCGCGCAGCGCGGCCACGTAGAGCATGTAGATCGATGCCGCGTAGGAATCGATCAGCTTGGCGCCGAGCAGCAGGCCGATCTGCTTCTCGATCTCGTCCAGCGCGGCCACGCTGCCCTCCAGGAACGGCGTGCCGCCCTCCTCGGCCTTGTCGTCGGTCGCCCAGTCCTCTCGCTCGCTGCTCACGGCGCGGTGTAGTCCGGGTGCTGGTTGCGCACGTGGTCGCGCAGGTTCTGGAACGTGCGCCGGCAGCCCTCGACCGGGCAGACGCCGTGGTGCACGCGGCGCTTGGTCTTGGTGATGACGCCGCGCAGGGCGCTGGCCTGCCGCTGCGCGGCCTCCTTGCGCGCGCGCTCGCGGTCGGCCTCTTCGCGGTTGCCCTGGCTGCAGCGCTGCGCGTGCTCCAGGGCGCGCTTCGTGCGCGCCAGCTCGGACTCCGGGAAGTGGGCGCTCGGCCACGGGCACTTGTGATTCGTGCAGCGGATGCTCAGGCCATCGTCGGCCTGCACGCGATCCCACGTGCTTTTCTCGATCCCGTAGACGGTGCCGCAGCCGCCGCAGGTGTGGACGACGAGCGTGCCGGTGAAGATCTGCGTGGTCATGGAGACTCCAAGGTAGCGCGCCGCGCTCGGGCGAGGCGCTCGACGTGTTTCTTCCAGGCCTGGTCGGGTGAGAGCCCGCCGGCCTGCACGGGTTCCGCAAAGTCCGGGTGCTCGTGCAGCAGGCCGTGCTTCCTGAGCAGGCCGAGATGGCTGGTCCTGCGTGCGCGCGCAACCTCAGCCTTGCGCTCGCGCTCGCGCTGCTGCAGCTCGGCGGCGCGCGCGAAGAGTTCAGCCTGAGAGCGCAGCACGCTGCTCTCCTTCGGGCAGCGAGAGCATCGTGCGCGCGGTCGCGACGAGCCGGTCGCGCTTCACGAGGAAGGCGCGCGCGAACCCGATCCTCATGTCCTCCGCGCGGCCGGTCTGCAGCGCGTGCCATCCACCGACGCTGTCGACAATGCCCCAGAGAAAATCGCCGACCTCCTCGCGCGCCTCGCGGTAGCACTCGGCGTCGTCGTAATGGCCCGGCATCGCCGCGGCCACGCGCGTCCACGCCTGCTCAGGCGAGAGCTCGGCGCCGGCCGGAAGTTGCGCGCCGACGATCTGCGACATCAGCTCGGCGATGGTCGGGAAGAACTTGCTGTGCAGGACGTGCTGGCGCGCGGCGAGCTCGAGCTGGTCGATGGGCGCGTGCTGCAGCGCTTCACCGAAGGCCGCGAGCGTCTCGGGTCCGATGTTCGCGTTGGGGTAGCACGCGGCCAGGTACTTGATGACGTCGTACAGCGATTTCACTTGGGCGGCTCCGGCGTGTGTTGGTCGAGCATGGACTTGAACTCCTTGAGCGCCTGCATCGCGCGCGGCAGCGGCGCGTGGCCGTTGCCGCTGCCCTCGCCGTGCACGCAGCGGTTCCACTGGGAGCGCAGCGTTCCGAGGTTGGCGCCGCGGTCGGACCAGAACGGGTCGGTCAGGTGAACCTCGGCGCGGCGCAGGGCCTCCTGCACGTTGCCGCCGGCGAGCTTCAGGATCTCGTTGACGTGGGCCCCGTCCTTGGCGCCCTCGAAGCTGTACTTGGCGCCGTCGCGGTGGCTGGCGAAGAGCCCTGACCAGCCCTGAATGAACTCCGCCCGCGGGGCCTGCTCGGGCAAGGAGAGACCACCCGCAGGGTGCGTCTCTCCTTGAGGAAGGCCACCCGCAGGGTGAGCCTTCCTCCTACCTGAAGGAGAAGATGAAGAGCTTGGCCGCGGCTTTCCGGTCGGAACCATCGGCTTAGCAGCGGGTTTTCCTGCCGGAGGACGGCCTCCTTTCCGCCCTTTCTCCGACTGCATGGCCCTGTACTTTTCCTGCTTCTTGCGGGCTTCGTCGATGAACCCGATGTTCCAGAACGCCCCGTCCCGAAAGCAGAGGTAACCCACGGCTTTCCAGACGTCCGGCCAGTCGGCCTCGGGGACGCAGGCGATGCGTCGCAGGCGGTCCTCTTCGGCGGGCAGGCGGCCGTGTCGCCAGGCCGAGCAGGCCAGCGCGAGGAAGGCCCCGCGCTCCTGTGCCGAGAGGCCGGCGGTGTCGGCCATGAACTGATCGGGGTAGAACTGGAAAGCCGGTGAGGGCTGCTTCGCGCTGGGCATCTCGTTCTCCAGGCCGACCCGCTGCGCCGCGGTCACGGGGATGGCGGCTGGGGAGGGGAGAACGAGAGCCCTCGCGCCGCGGCGCAGCAGCTTCACCGGGAGCTACCCGGCTGCACGGTTTGCGAGTTGTCTCCTACGGTTTTCCCGGATTCAAGTCCAGCTTGCTGCGCCAGACGAACACGCCCTGCGCGAGAGCCCAGACGCCGAAGGTGCCGGGCGGCAGTCCGGCCTTGCGACCGAACGCGCGCACGGCTGTGCGCACGGTGCGGGCCGCGCGCTCGGGGTCCATGTTGTTCTGCTGCAGCGGCACGCGGAAGCCCTTGCCGGGAGCCAGCGCCGCGGCCCTGTCGAACAGCGCCTTCCACGCACCGGAGCTGCCGCTGAGTCGCAGGCCCTGCACTCCGTCCATCGGCTCGTCGTCGCCGATCTGGTCGAGGTCCACGGCCGAGCGCTGCGTGGACCGCAGCTTCCTTGGGCGCGGCATCAGCTCTCTCCGGTCTGCGCGGCCGCGACCTGCGAGCGCACGGCGACGACCTCGTCCTCGCCCAGCAGCAGCAGGTTGGCCTCCTCGCCGCCGAGCTGCAGGCCGGCGTAGGCGCCGAAGAGCACGACGTCGCCCGGCTGGAACGGCACGAGCTGCGGCACGCCGTTGCTCGGGTCCATGTCCAGGCGCAGCATCTCAACCTGGGTCGCCTGCCGGCCGCACTCGTTGCCGACGGCGAGCACGACACCTTCGTTGGGTTTCTCGCGGGCCTGCACGTCATCGGGCAGGAGCACGCCGCCCTTGCTGGCCTTGGCGGCTTCGACGCGCTGCACCAGCACGCGCTTGCCGACGGGCCTGATGATCGTGCGCGGCTGCGTGGCCGGCTGCGGTTCAGGGAGTGCGCTCACAGGTCGTCCTCCGGGGCGTTCTCGTCGGCCTCGACCTGCTCGGGGCGCAGCTCGCTGCTGCGCGCGGTGGCCGGCGTGGTGCCGGTCAGCTCCTGCGCCAGCTCGTCGGCCGCGGCCAGCTCGGTGATCGGCGCGCGGTTGCTGTCGGGCAGCTCGAGCTTGTCGCGCATGGTGCGGTTCTCCTCGCGCAGCCGCTCGTTCTCGGTGCGGAGGTGGGCCAGCTCGCCCTGCATCGGCAGCATGGCCTGGGAAGCGAGGCCGTGGACCTCGTAGAGCTTCCGGTAGCGGTCGCCGATCTGCTGCAGAGGCCCCGGGCACTTGTCCGGGTGCTTGCGCAGCCACAGCAGGTCGGCCTCGATCTGCTTCCTGTCGTTGTCATCGAAGGGCATCGCGGTCTCCAGTCCGGGAAGATTCCGGGAACCGGACTTGTACGACCGCGCGGGCCGTCTTACAAGTCGCGGCATGGGTACTCGCTTCAGGAGCTGGGTGAGCGCGCTGGCTTCGCGCGCAGGGCTGGTTGATCCGTTCGGGCCGCCGGTGGATCAGCTCGGCGCTCTGCTGCGCAAGATGGCCGAGAAGTCCGAGCAGCAGCCGCGCGCATCCGAGCCCTGGTGGCAGAACGTCGTGATGTTGAGGTACGTGCCGGAGCGCGGTCGCTACAACGCGCTGGTCTGCGACGGGCCGCGCGAGAACCACCCCGAGTGGATCTGGTGCGCCAGCTTCGAGGCCAACTCCAAGGGCTATTGGGGCCGCACGCCCGAAGAGGCTGTCGAGAAGGCTCTCGCCGCGCAGCCCGATCGGAGGCCGTGATGGTCTGGGGCAAGCCAGGTCCGTGCCCGCGCTGCAACGGGAAGCACCAGAAGCGCATCACGCCCGGCAGCGGCTCGGTGCAGCCGTACTGCACGGAATGCCAGAAGGCCTACGCCGCGAACTACCGCAGCCTGCACAGCGACGCGATCAAGACCCAGAAGCGCGACCGCCGCAAGCTGGAGCGCGAGACGGCTCCGCTGACGCCGCAGAAGATGCGCCGGCGCGAGAGGCTGGCCGAGCGCGAGCGCGCGGCCGCCGACCGCAACCACTTCAAGCGCTCGATGCCGAAGCCCGAGGACAACACGTTCATGCCGGTGGCGGAGATCCCGAAGGATCGTCGCCAGGCGGCGGGCAAGCGTCCGCAGAACCTGCGCGGCGACCTCGTGCTACCGATGACGCCCGAGCTGGTCTCGCTGCTGGACGAGCTGCTGCAGTTGCAGCACTTCGGTCTGACGCACGAGGCCGTGGCGCTCACGATGCTGCGGCAGAACTGCGAGCGCGAGATGCTCTTCTGGCACGATTGCGTGAAGCCCGTGGTGGCGACGCTGAAGTGAACAGCCTGCTGGATCGCCGAGGTCCGCGTCGT